GCAACATTTGAGAGATTTTGTGGTAGGATATTTCCCTTGACTTCTTTAATAGCATCTGCTAGTGCGCTTACGAAAGTGTGTGCGCCTGTATAAGACCCTGCCACACCAACTTGCAATGTGATGGTAGTTCCAGTTACAGAAGTAATTGGACATGCTTTGTTAAAGAATGGATGCCCTGCTTGTGGAGCCGCATCATTTTGTGGACCACTACCTGTATCACATGAGAATGTAATTCCAGATGGTGTGAACCAGATGTGATCATCGGAAGTTAATGTATGCGCTCCAATTGTTGCAACAAAGACGCCAGTTGTTGGGTCGTATGTAGCATCAGTTGGTGTGAATGACGCACCAAATACTGGAAGAACAACTTCTTCTGTGATAACATCTTCAACAACATCAGCAAGGTGTAGATATGCTAATCTTGTAGGCATACGCTGATCGTATGGCAAGATGTTAAGAGCCGCATCCCAATAGTAGGAAGCCGCATTAATTGTTCCAGCATTACCGCCATATTTCAAGTCTTCTGCAACTGCATCGATGATGTAGCCTGTGTCACGGTAGCATAGTGCTGTATCGTAACCAAGAGCATTGTACTCTTCGCGCAAGAAGTCAGTGATTTCTTGCTTGTATTTCTCTTTTGTTCCTCTGACCAACTGCGCATCTGTTTCAGTAGCGGAGTTGTATCCACCAGTAGGCTCAACAAGTGTTGGAATGTTTGTGATATCGTTAGCACGAACTACATCCGAAACGATTTCCCAAAGTTCTTGTACTTTAGCAGAAACTGCTGGCACAGAAGCTTTTCTGAATGAGTTTGCTGTTGCACTCACAAATGTGTGTGGCTTAGCATAACCATTCGCACCACCAGCATTCATTGTGATGCCAGTAGCCGTTACCGACAAGATTTCTAGTGGTGTGTTAAACCAAGGATCAGTTGTTCTTGGATGACTAATATTAATAGGTGTAGGATCAACATCTGATGTTGGGCAAGAGAATGTAATACCTTCTTGGTCAACAATGATGTAATCTCCAGCAACCAATCTATGGACACCAATCTCTACTGAGAAAGCACCAGATACTGGATCGTATGAACCATCTGTAGGTGTATATGTAGGTTGCATAGTTGCATTACTTACACAATCAGCCGTTGCACTTACGAAAGTATGAACTTTGTCAACACCAGCAGCACCAACATTCATTGTGATCGATGTTGCATCAACGGCAGTAATTACTACTGGGGTGTTGAAGATTGGATCAGTCGGGCGTGGATGACTAATGTTGATTGGCGTAGGATCAACATCTGATGTTGGACATGATAATGTAATGCCATTTTCTGCAATTACAACTCTATCACCAACAGCATATGTGTGTGCGCCGATAGTAAGGTTCATAACTCCTGTTACGTGATCGTATGTAGCATCAGTAGGAGTGCTAAGAGTGTTAATTTCTCTTGTTTGTGTTGTTACAACTTGCAACGGTGTGACTACTTCGTTTCTTACGATTTGACCCATGATGTGAGAAACAAATTCGAATGTTTCCGCTGTCGGAGTTCTTTGATCCTCAGGAAGGATACCAACCGCCGCATCGAAGTAAAGTCTTGCGTTTTGTGCTGTAGCCGCATTCGAACCATGCTGTACATCCCATGAGATTGTGTCAGCAAAGTAACCAACATCACGCTCACATTTCGCAACATCGTATGTAAGATCAGGGTGGTTAGCCGCAATCCATGCTGTTACTTCGTCTTGGATGAATGCTTTGTTAGCTTGGATAGCCGCTTTAGCTTCATAAGCTTCGTCAGAAACCCATGTTGTACCATAGTCGAGTGCATCAGCCGCTACTTTATCATTCTGCATGATGTCGATGATTTCATCGAATGCCGCATTTGAACGAGAGATTGCTGTAGCATCTGTCATGTCGCCAGCTACTTCTGCTTTCAACCAATTAAATGCCGCTACTGTTTGTGTCAATTCGTTTGCAATTACAGATTCTGCTGAAGCATTACCAGTACGATATGCAAGACCTGAGTTTACTGCGTTTACGTTCGAACCTGTAATGATATCTCTTACAACTGCATCAATGATGTAGCCTGTATCACGTTGACATAGTTCTTTATTGTAGACAAAATATTCGCTTCTCAACCAAGCATCAAGATCATTTTGGATGAATGTTTTGTTAGCCGCTAGTTGTCTAGCCGCATATTCACCTTGTGTAGTCGCAGTGACTTTAACAAGACAGTCAGCTTCAGCACTAATGAATGTGTGTACACCTGTGTAAGTCCCACCATCACCAACATTGACAGAGAATGTATCTACGTCAGTTACTGTGATCATCAATGGGAGATCGTATGCAGGGTCACCAATTCTTGGATATGTAGCTTCTGCAACGCCGCCATTATCACAAGAGAACTTGAAGCTGTGAGGCTTAAGTTGAACGTGATCACCAGTAGCAAGACCGTGTGCTGTTGCAGTTACAACGAACGCTCCATCATTAGGATTGTATGTTGCACTTGTTACTGAAACGATTTCTGGTTTCTTAGCTGGGTCAGTCCAATAAAGACCGTTAGTGTCGATGCAATCGGCATCTGCACTTACAAATGTGTGTGCCGCTGAGTATCCACCTGCGTTACCAACATTAACAGTGATTGTTGACCCAGTTACGCCTGTAATTCTTACAGGAGACTTGAAGCAAGGCTCACCTTCTCTTGGATGGCTGATTTCTACTGTTGTTCCAGCTTCTGTGTTTGCACAAGACAATGTGATGGACTTAGGGGCAATTGTAATCCACTTACCTTCTGGAAGGCTGTGCGAACCAATTGTCAATGTCATGTCACCACTTACTGGGTCATAGTCAACATCTGTTGGTGTTACTGTGCCTGTGTACATAGTAGCTGTTTTGATGCCGTTTGGCAATGCACTCACGAATGTATGCACACCAAGGTAACCACCACCGTCACCAACATTAACTGTAATAGTTGTAGCAGTTACTGAGGAGATTGTCAATGCTTTTTTGTATGCTGGGTCTGTTGCTCTTGGGTAAGCCGCTTCTCCGATTACACCTGCATTATCGCAAGAGAATGTAATGCCACCCTCTTCGATTATGATTTTGTCACCGATTACAAACTCGTGCGCCCCAATAGTGATCTCTGTGATCCCTGTTGCTGGGTCATAAGTAGCTGTCGAAGGAGTGAATGTTCCGTTAAGAACTGCAACTTCTTGTACAGAACCTGCCTTCGCTCTTGCGAAAGTATGTACGCCTGTATAACCACCTGCATTACCAACATTCATTGTGATTGTAGTATCAGTCTTTGCAGTGATTGTCTGTGGTGTTCTATAAGGTCCGTCAGTAACTCTTGGGTGACTGATGAAGATTTCTTCGCCAGTTGCAGTATTCGCACAGCTAAATGTGATGCCTTCTTTTGCAAGAAGAACCTCATCACCAACCTCAAAAGAGTGGTCTTGAATAGTCACAGAGAATATGCCAGATACTGGGTCGTAAGATGCGTCTGTAGGTGTATATGCTTTACCTTCAGTTTGCATAATGCCCATAAACTCATCGAATGAGTCATTAGAACGTTTGATCGATGCCGCATCTGTAAGGATATCGGCAGTCTCAATTTTTAGGTGTTCAAATGCACCCAATGTCTGAGGTAATTGTTCGTCAAGTAAGAATTCGGATGTTTTACCACGATAAGCTTTTCCAGATTGAATTGCCATGAAGTTGGAACCAGTCAGCATATCACGTTGGATAGCTGGCATGATATATTCATTCGTGTCACGCTGACATTTAATGCTGTCGTACATGAAGAAGTTATCATCAGCCCAATCCATCATCGTATCTTGGATGAAGGATTTGTTGTTCTGAAGTTGAATACGTGCGTTTCTTTGATCCAATGGAATAGATGCATCATTACTGAATGTGATCTCTTCACCAACAACAGATACTGCGTTGCGTGTTGCTTCCACAAAAGTATGAACACCTTTGTATCCTGTTGTGCCAGTGTTGACAGTAATCGTGTCTAATGTCGTAGCAATAATAGGAACCGATGATCTATATGAAGGATCAGAAGGTCTTGGGTGGCTAATTTGAACTTTGTTGCCATCTGTATCACAAGTGAATGTGAAGGAGTTGTCAGCAAATGTTACTGTTCTGCCTACAGTCAATCCATGTCCTTCTATCGTGATGACAAACTCACCAGTAGTTGGATCGTATGTAGCATTAGTTGGTGTGAACTTAGAACCATTATTAGCAAGAATATCTACAATTGTGTTGAACTTAGAGTATGCTCTTGTCGCACCCAAAGCAGAGTTTGCTTGGATTAGATCGTCAGTTGTTTTGCGAAGTCTTTCGTATGCCGCAACTGTTTCGTTTCTTTGGTTGCCAATTACAGCCGCACTTTGCTTGAAGTAGTAAGCATTACCTGCTGTTACAGAGTTGTAGTTGGTGTCTAGGATAGAGTCCCACTTAACTGCTGGCAAGATGTATTCTTCGATGTCACGAGCGCACTTGCCACTATCGTATGCAAAGAATTCATCGTTATTTTCGATCCAATCAATCATACCATCAATGATAAGGTCTTTGTTGTCTTGGATGTTTACACGAGCATATTCTTTTGTTTTGTTTTCGTCATCGTTGTAATCTGTCCAGATAATCGGGTTAGCCGCTTCTTCGCCATTCTTAAGAATGTTTAGAGTCTCATCCAAGGATGTGCTAATACGATTTGTTACGTCAGCGGATGCGTTTCCGAAGATATCAAGAATACCTTCTTTAAGATGTTCAATAGAACCTACTGTTTCTGTAAGTTGCTCAGCCTTAACCACTTGTGAGATAGGAGAGCTATATGTGATACCACTCAAACGACCCCAATAGTTACTACCTGTCGCAACATCAAAACCTGTGTTGTCGATGATAATACCTGTGTCACGGAAACACTTGTCTGCGTTGTAGCCTTGGTAACCAAGTCCTGGAGCGCCATCAAAACCTGTAGTTGTGTTAGCTGTTAGGAAGTCTACCATGTTATCAAGGATATCGTCTTTTGCATCCATGATTGCATCAGCAAATGTAGTGTTAGCGAAGAATAAGTTATCATCACCTTCTGCTGGTCTAATAATAGTTGTAGAGCCTTTAGCTCTCATTGAGATGTCACCGAACTGTGTACCAGAGTTGTTCAAAGTCATCTGACCACCATTAAGCGCAAAGAACGCTTGGCGTGTAAAGATTGACAAGGAACCAATACCGTTAACACCAGCACCGTTTTTAGCAACGTAACCTGTACCGTTTTGAGTACGAGGCGTGAAACCAAAACATAGTACGTATGTGTAGAGTGAGTCTGTGTCTAGCAATGCTCTGTCTGCAAGTAAACAACCACCACCACGTCCAACTGCCCTGTTAGGGAAATCGTCAATACCGATGCTTTCGATAGTACCTGTACCACCACGTTGGGCGTAAAGGATATCTCCAACTTCTACGTTACCTTTAAGGTTACGAACATAGATTTGTCTGTTGCTGTCAATATCAGCAATGTATGAAATGAAACCTGTAGCACCAGATGAGAATGTTACTTCGTCATCAATTTCAAATTGGTTTTGTGCTGAGTGTCCAGCAACCAAATAGAATTCTTGTCCAAGGTCGAGAATACCACCTTTAGAGTTGAATGGGTTTAGTGTTGGTTCAACATCAAGACGGTTAAAGTTAGAAAGCTGTGAACTATCTCGAATGTATGGCGAACGTCTTAGCAACGCACCTGGGCGGTAAGCAATAGCGAAACCACCTTCTGGATAATCAAAGTTATCAACTTCAAAGTCCATATATGCGAAACCTTGAACGTAACAACCAGAACCAACTAGAATACCGTTTGTTCTTTCGTATCCTGGTTTCTTACGAATTACTGTAGCGTACTGACCTGCGGTAGATGTTAATGCACAATCATCTGGAAGAACGATTGGCTCATCAACATAGTATGCGCCTGGACCGACTGAGATGTGGACTGCGTTGTCGATATCGTTACGGTTTACATCACCACCTGCTTTTTCAATAGCAAGTTCAGAGGCACGTGCAAGGGTTCTGACAGGCTGTAGGATAGTTCCTGGATATTTGTCATCACCGTCAACAGCAACGTGAACTTTAAGCGCTTTTTCTGTGTTTTTAGAAACTTCGTTGTAAAGCTGACGATAAGTCATCTTTTCAGTTTCGCCAGTTTTGACGTTCTTCAGCGCAAAATAGCTGTCTTCGTCTAGTTTAGGCTCAAATGTTTTTGTCAAATTCATGTCGAAGTCAATTAGCTCAGAGCCTTCGACTACTGAGTTAGCAACTGTTGAGTCTGTAATAGCACCGCCATCAAATGTAGACTTGGTTGCGTCTAGCCCTGATGCAGACGAACTTGTGATTTGCAAGTTCTGTGCAACCACACCGTCCATCGTACCTTGGAATTCTGAATTAGCAATAGTAGAGTTCTGGATAGTGCCTTGGTCGATAGTGGTGTTTGTAAAGATGTTATTGTTGCCTGTTCCATCAGAGAAGTCTGAGTTAAGAAGAGACATATTGTTTGCAGAACTGTCATTGATAATAGAACTTGTCATTACCATGTTGTTTGCAGTAGAGTCGATAATAGAAGAGTTACTTGTTACAGTATCCCAGATAAGACCATTTGCGAAACGTGAATTTGTTATCGTAACGTTATCTAAGTCTGTGTCGCGGATATCACCATTAGAGAAGTCTGCGCCAACAATAGTTGTATTGCCAGAAATTGCTGTGTCACGAATTGTGCCGTTAGAGAAATCAGTAGTGATGATAACTGAGTTTGACATCAGCGCATCTTCAAGTACGATCTCATCGATAACGACGTTTGTGAGAATTAGGTTGTTAGCAGTACCGCCTTCAATCGAAACGTTAGCAAAACTCGAATTATCAATCTGAGAGTTGGTAAAGATGTTATTATTACCAGTACCATCAGAGAAGTCAGAGTTTAGTATTGCCATGTTGTTGGCAGAAGTATCAAGGATGGTTCCCTGATCTATAGTAGTGTTTGTAAAGATATTGTTATTACCAGTACCATCAGAGAAATCAGAAAGACTGATCTCCGAAGATGTTATGGCAATATTGTTGGCAGTAGAGTCCACCATGACAACAGCATCAATATTAGAACCTGTTACACGACCACCGTTGTATACAGAGTCAAAGATTTCCACACTTGTGAGGGTGGAAGATGACATTTGCACATTAGAGATAACACCACCTGTGATGGTGATCCTATTGAATATTTCATATTGTAACGCTTGAACGAGTTCTTTGCGTGTGATGTTTTTTGTACCATCATCGCCCTGTATCAGGTTTACAACAACAAACAAATCTTCTGATCTGGTGTTTGCGCCTGTTATCGGACCTAGTTCTGAAATCAACGACATTCTGCGATACCCTTATCTTTTTTTTCTTATTTCTTTTATTTATAACAATAAGCTTTGAAGACTGCCTTAATTTTGAGGTTTAATCCCCATTATCAAGTAAGCTTGGTCTTTATTTTCTTTCCTTGAGAAAGTGTATCTGGCATTTATTGATTTTGCTAAATCTACAATTTCACTAGGACCATTCCAAAATTCTTGGTCAGTATTAAATACTTCTTTATTCTCATCTACGAGATTAAATTCCGCATCGTAATACTCTACTTCGAAACATTCCGCTTCGTGATTTCGCCAGTAGATTTTGGAACCAAGGACTTCGCCATTTTGTGGGTTTACATAGTACCCACAACCTTCGATTTCTGTGCTTCCAGTTGTATTTATATCATGAGTGTATACCCTACAAGATTTATCTTCTAATGCTGTCAAATCAACACCGATGTGATGAATACGCCCATTTATAGTCTCATATATTTCTTTTGATAACGAAAATCCACAAAGTTTCTCGAACAATGTAATGTCGTCATCACTATTTACGTGTATAGCACATGTGACGTGCATCTTTTCGCCACGACGTGTAAAGAGAAATCTCCAAACCCTATCCTCTGGGACAATATCGATTGCTCTGTCTAATTCTGGGTAAAAACCCTTTAATTTTTGGTAAATGCTCATCTTATCCCTAACTTATCAATGTAGGTGCTAACGGAGCGCCACTGTCATTTAGCTTAAACGAATATGCTCTTCTCAATGTGTAATCAGCCGCGTTATTATTAACTCTTGAAGGTTCTAAAATTTGCGTCCAAGGATTACTATTTCCATCTGTCGAAACTTTGTATCTTAGATATCCCGGAACACCACTAGCACCTAGATGGTTACCGAAACCACTTTGCTGTGCGCCACCAGCACCAACCATAAGAACGTATTCAACGCCAGTATCTATTTCTATTGTTTGAAGGCTTGTTGCGCCTGCAGAACCACCAGCCCCAGCTTTACCTGCATTGTCTCCACCACCATACGAAATGATACCAAAGAAACTACCACCAGAAGAACCTAAGTCACCGCCGCCACCACCGCCACCAGAACCAAATTTTGAAAAATCTGCTGCTGGAGCGGCTGTATTTAATGCACCACCTACGTTACCACCAGTACCAAAAGAACCTACTGTACCAGTACCACCTGCTGTAGCGCCAAGTGTACCATGTAGCCCAGCAGTACCGCCTGATGCGCTCGTAATGAAATTGAACACGTTATTGTCGTAATCAGATTTTAATAGAATGCCTGTTGCTTGACCATCACCTGATCTTGTGTTAGGGTCGCCACCGTCTTCATAGCCATTCCCACCTGCTCCACCGCCACCATACATGTCGAGTGTGAGGTAGATAACCTTACTTGCACCGTAGAAGTCTCCTACGGAAATAGCACCTGACGTTGGGACGTTAGAATTGATGTTCGCATTAGGAACTCTAGTACCACCACGATAATATTCGCTTAGGCTGTGCGGCTCAGCACCACCAAATTCATCAGCAATGTCTTTGATTGTTAGGGGACCTGATACTTTGATAGGCATGTCTTATTTACCCACTTTTTCTTGCAATTCCTTAATGGCTTCGATAAGTAGACCGATTACATTACCATGACGGACTGCAAGAGTTTCTTCGCCTGTTTTTGGATCAGTTGTAGTGTATACCGCACCCGGAAGAACTTCTTGCAACTCTTGAGCCATTACACCAGTCATAGGCGTATCATCCCCAATATAGTTAAAGTCATAACCGCCAAGCTGAGATACTTTATCAAGAGCATTCGTAATAGGTACGATGTTCTCTTTCAAGTTTCTGTCTGATACTGAACCATAAGCTGTAATGTTTCCTGTCGCAACAATAGCTCCATCGACATTAACGCCACCAAACGTTACACTATCAGAAGTAGCAACGCTTTGACCGATGCTAATAACACCCGCAGCAAAGCCAACGCCAGTACCCGCGCTGAGTGCGCCCCTAGCTCTAGTAGTTGTAAAGTAAAGATTTGTGCCTTCAGCCAAGTTGGTGGTTTTGTGGTTGGTTAACGAACTTACTGTACCATTCACGTTACCAGTAAATGTCGCTGGAATTTCTGCACCGTTACCGTTTTCAAATACCTTTGTAGTTCCACCTGGGGCATATACATCACCAATTAATTTACCGATGAAAGTATCACTTGTCAATGTATTTGAAACGATGTTGTTTGCTGTCACATCACCAGTAATTGTATTGGCTGTAATTGTATCGGCCTCAAAAGAACCAGTTAGGATCATGTCATAACCGTACATTGTGCCTGCAGGAGTAAGTTTGAATTTAGGCAAACCAGTTCCTGTGTCGATGATAAATGCGGCCTCATCAGAATTGTTAAAACCTACATCCCAAGAAATAGCAGTATCAGTATATCTTGTCTGTGCGCCACCGTTATCATATGAGAAAGTAGTGACTTCTTGCGCAGTTGTGCCATTAATTTGGATTGGGGAATTGAAGCCAATAGTACCTGCATTAGTAAAAGATGAAACAGTATCCATCTTAAGTTCTGTGTCTGCGATTAGGTTATTAGCTTGAAAGTCACCTTGAATGAAAGCATCACCAGTAGTGACATCACCAAGTGCTGATGCGGTTACTGCTTGGTCACGAAACAGACCGACCATTTCATTGGTTTTATCAAACCAGTTCTGGAAGGTTTGAGTTGACGTGATGTTCTGTATACTTGATTTTGCCATCTTACTTCTCTATCCGATCTAATCTATCACAAACTTGCACTAGAAGTTCTTTGATTGAATTTACTTCATTGCTTAACTTCGTCACTTTTGTGTGAAGCGCTCTTTCTTGTTTATATTTATTCAAAGCGGCAACATCAGTATTGAGTACCGCTCTTGAGTTTTCATGTCTAATAAACGAGTTCATTATGTCAATGCCAACGCTCTATAATCACGTACAGTTGGACATTTGCTGATATCAGAAGTGAGCATGTCAATTCTGATAGCAAACTTCCTGTACCCTGCAAAAGTACCAGAACCACTAGTGTATTCTAACACGCCAGATGCATCTTTATTAGCCGCCGCCAGTTCAAACTTGAATTCACGGTAGTCATCTTTGTTGACATCCGAAGAGAATACATTAACACCTTCAGTCAGTTCTAACTCAGTCCAAGGAATGGTATTGAAAGAAGCACTGTCGTATACGTTCTGTGGTCTGATGTAGACTTTGATATCTGAACCACTTGGACGATAACCTGTCAACAACACATTGATATCTTCAGCATCCAAATCTTCGTTTAGTTCGATTGTTTTTGAAATATACTTAGAAGTAGTAGCCGCATCATTAGTTGCTTTATATTGGTAAGCCAAAAGGGAAGCAGTTTCTAAATCAACAATCGGCGTAGATGTAGAGTTGGAAGCATTTGCCATTGCTACAGTAATGTCGAATGGTTTAGCCCCAACAGTATCGTTCGATTTACTGAATAGAACTACACCCTTACGACCAAACGTATTATTACCACCAAATTTCATTGGCATATTGTATGACGTTAGTGTGTCTGCTGGGTCTGTGAATGTACCACTCAACTTTGTAGAAGTGATAGAGTCGTTTGACTTCATGATCAGCGGTTGGATATAGCTGAGGTTGATGTTGTCGATAGTCCCAATAGTAGCTGTTCTACCACTGATAAATCCTGTAATAGTACCACCCACCGTAAATGGCTTAGAATTAGTTGCTGATGAGCCAGATAAGAACATCTGTGAACGCTCAAGTGCGTTGTAATGGACAATAGTACCCACAACAATGGATTTACATGTCCCTGCGCCAACTGTAAAGTCAACAGGACGATCTACTGTGATTGTCGTAGGAGTATCAACACTTACAACTTCAAAGATTTCGTCTCTTGATCCACCAACATTCGTCACCAAGATTTTATCACCAGCAGCAAAACTGTCGTTAAGTGAAGTACCTGTAATCGTAGTTCCATTGATAGGCATAGAGATGTTTGCAGATGTAGAACCTGTCAAGGCTTTTTCTTCATAAACTTCTTCGCCAGAAGTAAACTTGCCATCCCAATCGCTCAATGTAAAGAACTCGTGGTCGTCGTTTGTAAATGTAACCGAACCTGTATCTGCATTAAAATCATGTCTGTAGAGGTTGAATTTCAAGTCTTCGTCTTGGTATGATTTCCATGCTCTGTTGTTTGTGGATGAGAATAGAACCCCATCACCCCAGTCTTGTACAACTGATTGGCCTTGTGTAGCTCCCGGTGTCAAGTCTAGTCCACCAACTTTTGATGTGAACACTAGGTAATTTGGATCGTTAGCATCTGGCATGATTACTACTGAGTATTCTTTCTCGACGTCCATTCTGACTGGGGCATCAAAATCAATAGTTGTCACAGCGGATGCGTCATCACTCACATTAATTTGATTTGGTGTGAGGTGTATTTTGGAGAAAGGCAATACCTGTGATGCTGGGTAGCCGTTAACAACTTCACGCAACATAACTGTAGCACCGTTAACAGCACTCTTACGTTTGAAGAAGAGGTCAACTTTAGATACGAATACACTATTTGAGCCACGTCCCATACCCTTTTTGATAAAGAATGTCTGGGCGAGAGGGTCAATTGTTACTGTACGTGCTGGAAGTGTTCTTGTAGTAATTTCTGTTCCAACATCACTATCTGGAATTCTAGTGGAAGCTGTTAATGCGCTTTTCTCAACTGAGATGTTGTATGCATGATACTCCAAATCAATTATAGAAGTAGATGCGGATTCAATACTCGAATACTGATTAACATCAACTACAGTTAGAACTCTGTCGCCAACAAAGAATGTTCCACTTGGCAATTCAAATACCGCACGAATTACACCATTAGCATCTGTTGTAACAGCCCCACCTTTTTCGCCAGCACGTCTAACATTTCTGCTTGCGGTAGCATTTGTGCCTGGGCGTACAAATTCATTCACATCCACCCCATCAAAGAAGAAGTAGTGACGTGTGTTAGGACGAAGCCCAGCAGCGAACACCCTAATCTCACGAGAACGCATGTAAGGTTGGAATTCGAAGTTAGAAACGAAGTCGCCCACTGACTGATTAGCGGTTGTTTCATTAACATTTAATGCAGTTGTAGCAGTTGTAATAGTATCTTGGATACTCCACTGTCTTCCACCAAGATGTGTTCTTGTAGTAGATGTAGATTGGTTATTCTGCACTGTCAAAGGAATAAATTGTTGTAGGTTATCGACAAAATCACGGAATGGTGATACTAGATCGATATCAAGAGTAACTGGGTTTGTTACTGTATCTTGCGCCATGTCATGACTTGGTGACAATGAACCAACACCATCATATTTCCAGAAGTTAGATACACAGTTTCTAAAGTTGGTCGCATATGGCTGACCCAACAATTTTGTATGTGCATTTCTGCTTAGTGTCGCAACTTCCGCATCTTCAGTTGTAGGGAAGATTGTTGCACTTGTACCAGACTTATACTTCAAGTCAAGAGGGAAAGTGTTAAGCGCTGGGCTAAGACTTTTCGTATCTGAGTGAACAGCCGCTTGATACTCTGGGTTTGCCACATCAGCGATAGATGTGTCATTGAATGGGTCAACTAGGAAGCCGTTTTTAAATCTTGTCAAACCGTTTTCGTCAAGAACATTCAAGTTTTGTGTTGATTGCTCTAGTTGGTTTAGGCTGATGTAATATTCCATCGCATCAAGTTTTCTATCCATCTTCGCAATATCACGCATAGTGTAATTCTTAACACCTCTAGCCTTAGTGCTAACTGCATAGTAAGCTTTCTGTTGATCAGCACCTTCTTGCGCAGACAACATAGGATAACCTGGAATAGTAATCTCAGATATAACAAGTTGATCAGCACCAACCTTAGGTGGCACTGGACGTTCATCTTCTTCACCTTTAACGATGGCAGACTTACCATAAGAATCCATCGTAATGGCATCAATTCTTCCCAAGTAGTGTTCTACATCAGCGGTTACGTTTCCGTTAAGCTGTGGGATAACAAAAGAGCCTGTGAATGATGGTTGTACTGCACCAACAGCCGCTGTTACTACAGATGCCGCGCCTTCTGTCAATGCTGTATAGCTTGCGCCAGCACCTAAGTCAGCGTATGGTCTAAAGTCAAGACACTCTCTTAGAGGATACGCATTGCCACTTGTAGAGATGTAAGTTGGTACGTCAGATGATCTAATTTTGCCATCAGGAAGAATAGCAGTTACATCATCGATAGGATAACTGTTTACCGCAAAGAAGTTGATACCTGTTGCGTTGTTTATTTTGAAAACTTTTAGTTTAACTGTCAATGTGCCACTTGAAGGTTTGGCTCTTCCTGGAATAACTTCCATGTAAGAAAGGTCATAGAAGTTGTCTTGGGCGTTTCTTACCAAACGGAAAGTGTCTGTCCAGTCTTTGCCTGTGCTGTCTTCAACACTATCAATTGCATATACATCTGGGAAGCCCAAGCTGTATTTCGATTGACCATTGTTCCATACTACTTTGATGTATGGGTTTACCGACAGTTTGTTGAATGGCTGAGTAGAAACAATTCTTTTGTTGTAATAAACGTCGGCTGCTGGGTCTGATCCCGCCGCTAGGTTGATAGTAAGAATTGAGTTGTTTAGAGATGTGCTATAGCTTGTTACTGCAATCAAAGAGTTCGACGCATCTACTACAACAATGTCACTGTTATCACAAGCGAAGTCATCACCTGGTTGTGCGTTGATAGTAATAGAGTTGCTTACAACTGAAACGCTACTTTGTGTGCGCACAGGAACCGAAACATCAGTAATTTCTTTTAGGCTTCTTGTACCAGTATTGAAGACCATAGAAGAATTTCCAGTGTCTTTAATCATGGAGTTAGCCGCGATACTAATCGAACCACCTGTAGAAACAATACGCTCAACATCAGCAAAAGTTTTAGTTGGGTCTGTGATACTTGCGCCAAAAATGTATAGTTTAGTCGGTGTAATATTCTTTACGAAAGCTGAACCAATTTGTGTACCACCAGCGAGTTGAAGATCAACTGCACTATAATCAGTGGCAACTGTGCCATTGATCGAAACAATATCAACATATCCACCATAATTAAGAGATATCGATTGGTTTTGTTGAATGTTTGTTGTTATGACTGGATCGATAGTGATATCGACGTTGCCACGATTTTCTACTCTATAACCTTTGACGTATGCTGAACCTTTACCAACTAACGCCTTTAAGTCTGTGCCACGGCGTTCTGTTGTTACCTTGAAGTTCTCAACAATGTAGTCTCCGCTTTCTTCGTAAGTACGCTTAGCCATTTCTTCGGCAATTGAATTGAACTGGGAAACGTCTCTGATAGAAACAGCCGATCCGTTTTGATAACGAATTAATGTAAAGAAGTTCGCATCAACATCAGCAACCGCTGTTGATTTTACAACCAGTGAAGGAACCATTTTAAGTCTGTCTGCACCTGGAGCGTTTTCGTTTGTGCTTCCGTTAGCATTGTCGTAAAGGCTTTCGTCTTGCAATGAAGATACTAGAGTTTCTACTACTTCATAACCAACCGAAACATCATCTGGTTGATTGTCGTACTTAGAAACAACAAGTGTTTGCTCATCTGCAAATAGGAAGTGACCTTTTTGGAATACAACACCAGCCGCCGCTTGAATACCAAACGATTTGCCTGTTGGTGTTGGAAGCTGTGTTACGTTGATTGTTGCGACACTAAGATCAGTCTGGATTAGTGTTGAACCATCGTACTTGTAACGATTAATTGTAAGTTCTTCACCAGAAATAAATGTCTTGTAGTTGCTTGTTTCGTTTGTATTCAAATAGTTAATATACAAAGTGTTTAGGTTTGGTGGACGTGTCTCGAAACCTCTGTCTGTAACGATAATAGAAGCTTTAAGCCCAGTGATCGCACCTTCAACTTCATACTTTGTGTCGATAGACTTAGTTACGCCAGATACAATTTCATCGGCTGTTACTGGTCTGTAGCTTTCTGGATCAAACCCAGTTTTGTCAGTTAGCTTGACAAATTGCAATCCATTTAGGTTTGTGAAGTTACAACCCTTGATAATGCTACCTTCTTTATAGACGTTATCACCAAATTGTTCAACTTGGTTTTGCAAAATGGTTTGCAATTGAGTGAGTTCTCTTGCCTGTACGGCATATGCTGGCTTGAAGAGAATCTTGTAGAACTGCTTTTCCAAACCAAAGTCATCAAAGTATGGAGCAATATTAAGATTTGTATTAATTGGCATGTGTGAGGTTCCTTAAAATTCTAATACTAATTTGTATTCTTCTCTTGACGTTTCTGTCCTTGCGAGAGGAACAAAATCTTCCATGAAATAAACTTCTCCGCTACGTTGAACGTAATCAGACATGATTGTATTATTGGCTTGTGGACTATTTATGGTAATTCGTTGTCCTTGTGGATTGACCAATTTAACAGTGTTGTCGAATGAGGTGTCGCTATCCGCAATGTTTTGGTATGGTCCCATGTAGCTAGATAGGTATACAGTATTCGAAGTAGCGTCTACTTCATGTACCTTACCTGCAAAAGTAACGTTGTTGTCACTATCAACCTGTGTTAACAAAGCGTCAACAGTTGCAAAGGCAAACTGATCAGTAGTGATTGCAATTCTGTTGTCAAACACTGTTGGTGTGTTTGCGCTATTTGCCGAAGCACTCAAGAACTCTGGATTTTTAATAACCCCAAGATGTGAGTAAGTGTTCGTTGCACCAATTCTATTGTTATTGGCTTCTGTGATATAGCCATAGAGTAGGATATGGCGACAATGCATTTCATCAATCATGTTCCATCCATGACCACCCTTTGGAGAAAGAACTGGTCTTAGAATAGCTCTTACGTCAATAGAAATCGGGTCTTCTGGATCAAAGTCAAATGTAGGATCAGTAATCGATGCTGTCACATTTGTGTAACCAGAACCTTGTTCTAGAATCAACAGAGAAGAAATGTTGCCATTTATGACATTAGGAAGCGCCTTCGCACCAGTACCGTCACCTTTTATAACACACGTTGGTACGATAGTAAATGTGGAGCCATTCAACACACCATCAGCGAGAGGTGTTCCCTCAACTCCAATCTTACCGTATTGAACTCCTATTTGAAATTCGTAAGAGGTGATCACGTAAAGGTTTGACGGTCCACCATCTGGGTTAGTCACATATATCGACATGCCAGTGTAGAAGTTTTTGATTTGATTTATACCTGTGGCTCTTACTGTTAATGTACCATCGTTACTAGGAGCCGCCATGAGGAAGCCACTGATAGATGGGTATCCAGCATTGTCAACAGGATTTTCAACGAAAATATCACTAATTTCTGAGCCATAAACAACATTGTTAGCATCAGCATTTGGGTCTGGATTGACTACTACATCAGCCGCAAGAGGAATAAAACCAACTGCGTTGTATGCTTCGAATTCTGATGGGGTGATTGCATACATAAACTTCCAAACATAATTGTCGGCTGTTCTGTATATTTGCCCTTCAGTGAATGGGTTCCAGTTTGGGGGTGCTGTAGATTTTCCGTCGTTATTATTGAACAAGCATTTGAACACACGATAATCGCCAGTGTCATTGTTTGTAGGTCCGACAACTGAATAGAACTTTTCGTCAGTCATATCCTTCTGGTCGTCGTACTGAACGTAAACTTGATCTTTCTGCCAAGGATGGTACTTGATCATGAATTTAGTATCTGAACCAAGAACTTTCTTACCAAAAACTGTATTTTCTAAAAATTGATTTTTACTGCCTTGGGAGTCAGTCGCAGAGATACGATCCGTACCTTGAAATACAGAAGATACGAATACATAAAAATCATTATCTAAAATGTCTGCATAGAACATTCTAGTTGTATCACTTTTTAATTTACTTGTCAATACCTCAGTCATATCACCTGCACCTGTTCTTTTCTAATATTTATAAGCAATTGCATCAACCTCTTCTACGAATACGTGGACGTGGGTGTGTTTTTCCAGAAGTTGGTCTTTTTCTAAAGTTTTTTTGGGGAAAAGTTGTTCCAGTAATTGCTCTTTGGTTAATCCATCTCAAGTATTTATTCGGAGCGCCTTGAAGACTATCTCTATCCATTGGATCATCTGCTTCAGTGTCAGCCATTTGATCTGAATTGGCGTTATCTATAAGCCATTGCTGAGCCTCTGCTTGTGTCATATTAGGCCAACTCTCTGCCAAAATAGCAACAACACCAGCAACCTGAGGTCCTGACATACTCGTTCCTTGATACTTACCAAGATCATAATTGTCATCTCTAGGATCATCGACACCACCAGACAACAAACTACTTTGGATGCCTTCACCAGCAGCGAAAATATCTACCTGATTACCACAGTTACTAAAGTTAGCCTTGTCTTCATTGACATCATTCGATGTTGCGCCAACGTTAATTACAGGGGCATAACCTGCACCAGAACCAGTACCTCTGTGCAAATTCCAAGTATAATCAAAGCCATTGAAAACCATGTTATATGTATTATTATAATCTTGATCAGATGAGTTTACTGTCTTCCAAGAAGCATTACCAGCAGATGCAACAATAATAATGCCATCATCAATAGCATCTTGCATATCAGCATTGCGAGAGGTGAAGTAGTTTGGGATGTCCATCTGTAGAGTTGGAGCGTAAAACCCACGATCACGTAATTCTTGCGTTGTCAAAGAACGACCTGGGTTAAAGTCAGTCCCACGATAGTTTGCCCTTGTAACTTGACCTGTTGTGTAACTACCATTGTAATTTGTCGTGATAGTAGAGCCATAACTGTTGTTTGTAACAGTAGGATTTCTACGACCAGTCTCTGGATTAATAGGTTTGCTATTATGCCAAGCACGTATATAATCCCACATAAGCGACGATGAGAGCGAGTTTGGGTTAGTACCATACGGACTTATATTATAGATGTCTGCGTCTCTAGCCCACCCCTGTGAGTTCCCAGCGACTGTTCCTGCGCAGTGTGTGCCATGGTTGTTATCACCTGTTCTTTCAGCGTTGCCACTGTCAATGTAAGGTGTATATGTGTAAGTCCCATTACTACCACCAGTCACTGAATTTGTCAATGAGAACCAGTTGAATTGTTTTACACGAGATGACACAGCATAACCAGAAACGCCTGCATCGTTATCTTGGAATATACTTCTTAATGTAGTGAAGTTTGGCTTTGTCAACACTGGATCGATGTATGTATTAAACAGAGCATATCCTAATGGGTTGTACGTCTGAATATTACTTGGCGTTCTCATAGTGTCAGCCCATTCTGGTGCGAGACTACCCCCATCCCAGAATTCACTCATCTCCCACATATTAAAGTTAAGAAGATATAGATATTCTTTGTAAGCTACTTCTGCTTGTTCAGCATTTGTATTCCAGTTAGGTGCATAATCTGTAGGATCAAAGTAACTACCATTAATAGCTTCTGACATAGCAAGATGTAAAGCTGTATTAGCAAAACCAGAGTTTTCAGATGCAACCCAATTCAATGCTACGTCTGAACCATCAACCGCACCTGGCAAACCAAATAAATGGATTGTGTGCATAAGGTGTTCTACGATTTCTTCCACATCAGTATCACCAACAGATGGTGACGGACCAGAAACGTTTCTATACCAAACCATATCGTTATGAACGTGTGTATCTAAGAAATTTTGATACCCCACATAAGAGTTAATGTTTTCATCAAGCAAGAAGTTTGGTTCATACTGTCCACCGCCGCCATAAGCAACACGTTGTGCTGTAGGTAAACCTGCATGCGTAGTGCCTGGCTCTCCTTTTAGAGTGGATATTAATTTCTTTTGAGCATCTAAGTTGACATTGTTGCCATCTGGATCGATCATTAGATCGACAACCCTTGCTGTCTTTCTAGCCCATTCATCTGGTACAGCAATTTGACCACCAGCAGCACCTGCAATAACAATTTTTAACCCATTGACAGTAACTGACCTATCAAATAATGCACTGTTTGTGTTGTCGTTTACTAAGTTGCCTTTGAAGTGTGCTGTCTCTCTTGGTTTAAATTCTGGATGTGCTGGGTCGATGTGTCCATCAACAATAACAACATCAACATTTTTACCTGAGGCAGTGACTGTTAGATCATCAATGTAAGTATTAGTTCCGTTAGAACCCCAATTAGCTCTGTTGGCATCTTCGCTGTGTCTCAACAATCCCCAGTTGTGGTCTGTTGCGTCTGTAAACCAATCCTTTGAGAATTTCTCGTTTACCATTTTCCAACCAGCAGGTCTTGTGGTAAGATCAATCATCTCAGCAAGTTCGACGTCCCATACTCTAGGATCGTTCTTCAACTCTTGTGCTTCTTCGTGAGTTAGCATGTAATGCGTGTTACGGCTTATTACTCTTCTGTTTGCAACTTCAACAGCACGTTTTGGAAAAGAAGGCTCAACGTCATATACATGAGCCGCACTTTCCTGCGCTTCAATGTCACCATAGAATTCTTCGAGATCATCCTTGTTATGCAAGGTGACGATATACTCATGCAACGGCATATTATGCCTCCAATTGAAGTACGTTTAATGTGACAACAACCGTTCCCGCCGATCCAGATTTGTTAGTAACTGCACATGGAATATTAGTTGTTGGAGTTGCTTCCATGTTAAAACCCATTGCAGATGGAGACATCAAAACAGTCTCTGCACCTGTTGTGATTACCTCTGCGATAACACCAGCATCTGGTGATGGGTCTGCCGTCTCAAGTCTGGATGCATCGGAAGTTCTGCTTGTACCGTTTGAATAAATTCTCACCCAAGCCGCTTTGTCAGTTGTGATCGATAGTAGTGCGTATCCTTTAAAGCCTACGATATCAAGATTGTTTGTAGCACCATCAGCCAATGAAGGTGTGGTTCCTACTTTACTTGATCTTGACTGAAGACTTGAACCTTCACTTCCACCACCGCCACCAGTAAATTCTGAACCGTTGACATAGATTGCGCCTGTAATATTCACCCCAGCGGCAGTCGTTTCCATTTTATTCACACCGCTGTGTGTCAAGATAACAGAGTTTGCCGTTGCGTTGACAATGATTTTGTCGTTATTATAGTTATTAATGTTCATTGGTTTTGCCATCTTAGTATCCTGACGCTGTTACGAATATTGGAACACTTGTATAGGTAATTTGACCTACACATCTCACGAAAGTGTTATTAGGTATGCCTGAGTTTGGAGCCTTGACTGTAACAGTAAATGTTATTACACCATTATTAACTGTCTCTGCAACTTCTACACTATTGAATATATCTTCAGAACCTACACCCATTTCCATGACATCATATGTTCCACCTTCTACACGGCTGAACAAAACTTCCATCGTTCTGTATTCATCGTTCCCATTAGTATTAGCTATTAGAGTTAGAAGAATTTTACCGCCACTCGTATATCTGTCCAATATTTTGGTATACACAACACCAAGAATTTCACTGTTGGCAACGTTAGATGGTGGGATGACATCCTGTAGTGTCGCAGAAATTGTATCGTTTATGACAAAGGGGATTACTTGGTCAAGACTGTTTACCTGTCCGTATGTAAACGAACCTGTGACTGTACTATCTTGGATTGAAACCGCACCAACCTGATCAACGAAAGAGAAATTACCACTTCCGTCAGTAGCCAAAATTTGGTTGTTCGAGCCATCCGTGATACTAAAATCTTCGATGCTCGTTGGCTTATCAGACAAATCAGTATAACTACCAGAAAATGCCGCCGCATCAGCGTTATACAATTCGGTGAAGTTTGCATTTACCTTTTGGAATGCGTTTCTTAACGGATCGCCTGTACCGTCGTTATCGGCAGTACCTGTATTTACAATTTGCTTAGCCATGTTTGCTCCTAAAGTCTTTTTACTTATTTATCTGTTTATACTACGTCAGCTTTGAGGTTAACTGTATCTACAGAAATAGTAGTTCTATCTGATGAGTATTTAATTGCTACGTCTGGTTGGTTCGGACCCACGATCTCAGGTCCACCAATTAGTTGGTCTTCTTTCTTAGAAACATAGAACCTATGTCCCAAACCAACTTCTGCTTTCTTCTTGTAAACGAACCTACCAAAAAGTCTCGTACCAGCAAGGTGGACGTTCTTTTTAAGAGTTTCTTCGTATACGCTAAGATCAACCGTGGATAAAATTTCATATGAGAATTCTTGGTATAGATTACTGTCGTGTATTTTATTGCGAGAGTCGTAATATTTACCGTCTTTGTAACCGTTGATATGACTTGTTTCGCTACCCCAGAAACCTGCTGTAATGCCTTGAGAATCAGCTTTGAGTGTGCCTCTTGCTTGTTTCTCGCCAGCATCGTTTACAAGGAAAACAGTTTCGCCATCTAGGTAACCAAACCCAGAATTGTTAACCTTAACTGCCGAAATTCTTCCTGTGGCAAACTGCGTTTTCGATCTCATATCCGCATTAGCGCCAAATGCTTCTGATGTGTAATCTCTTTCAGATGCCGTGACACTATAGCTAGTACCCTTGTGTTGAATAGGAGTTGTTTCAAAACCATAATAAGCATAAGGTCTGACTTTAATAAAAGAACGATCTGTATCGATGCCTGTGATAACACCATTCACTCCACTGTCAGATTGTGATATTGCATCACCAACAGAGAACGAAGCACTAAGAACTGGCATGATTAGAATTTGCTCATATCTATCAAATGCAATCATAACTGGATCGCGCACTAACGAGAACACGTCGTTTGTATAGTCTTCGCCTGGGTTGACGTTCACAAATGAATCAATAGTACCAATTTCAAATGGCGAGAGGTTGAATGCTTGATTTAAAGGTGTGCTTAAATTAACTGGATCAGCCGTGCCGCTCATTGTTGCTGTTGCTGGGGGATCGTTATAATTCGTTGCATCAATTGCAACTGACAAAAATGGTGACATCAAATCAGTAATTAGATTAACAGTTTCAATATTGGAAAGGCTCTCTACCTTAACATCAGTGTCTAAAGTAGTGTCTGGATACAAATCACCTGGAGAGCTATTGTTCTTTGCAGAAACTGTGTAGATGCCGCTGATAGTCACGTTTGGTGTTCTATCTAATGTAGTAATAGCTCTGCTAATATTAAACTCATCCCCATCATCCATCTTAATACCAACGGCTGATGCGTTCTGACCAATTACTGTACCTATGTTGCCACCAGTGTCAGTAAGTCTTTCCATGTTTGTAAAGCTAAAGTCTGGGTTGTCCAACACAAGAACTTGATTAGAGACTTCTAGTCTAGTATTCTGTATCGTATAACCAAAGCCCCCATCTGTCAATGTGTAATCAACGATGCCTGTAAATTCGTCTTCGGTATCAGTTACGATAACTTTACCGCCATTACCATATTCACTTTCAATAGAGAATTGATCACCGATAGCATTACCTGTCGTACCACCATAATCCAAGTCGATGTGCATTGCCGAAGCAGAACCATTCAAAACACCAAACGAAATGTCTTGACCATCAATTCTAGCCATGATATTATCGTACTTGGCAAACATACCTCTTACGTTAGTAAGATAGAGGATTGGAGTTAGTGTTCCGTTTAATAGAATGAAGTTAATCTTATCTACAGCCGCCTTAGCATTTGACGTAGAACCTACAATATTCTTAGCTAATAGATCACTGTACTGGTAATAGACATCATCATCTCTTCCATAGAAAACCCCACTATTAGGAACCATCTGAAGATATGTACCAGTCTGCCATTTAGAGTCGGATGGTTTCAAAACAAATTGTGCTGGATTGTTGATCTCAACATCTTCGTCATAAAAAAGTCTAAAGAATATAATGATACCACTCTCAGAACCTTTTCTTCTGTAAAGGTCTAAGATGTTCTTAACTACAATTCTTACACTAGAGTCTTCGAGCATTGGAAGATCGCTCAAGAACTTCTTCTGGAAGAAAATAATCATACTATTAAGAGTAGTCGAAATATCTCTATATTCAAACATACGTCTTGAGTTGTAGATACCCTGATTAGGTGTAGTTTCTAAGAACTCATAGTAGTCCTGTACAAGCTGAACCAACTCAGCATTTTCCTCACGATATATCGCAGGAAACTGTTGAGGTATCTTAAATGCTATTTTCTTTTCGATTTCTGACATTATTTCATCTCAATTAGATTGATTGTTACGTCTGTGTCTTTCACAGTAAATATTCTACCATTCGGGGCAGTAATATCGTTCTTTACTGTACTAGCCATGAATTTAATACCAGAACCAGTATATCCGTCTGTGATGAAGCCCACCAAGTTGACTTCTCCTGTATCGTAGTCTACAGTACCAATAGAAGGCTTAACCACTTTAGGGTTAGCAACATCACTCGTAATGATTTGAATTTTGCCAACACCATCATCTTGCAAGTAAACATTTGATCCGTTATACGAGAATACACCAGTTTTAATTGCTGGTTTGTATGTCTCAAATCCTCTTTCCTCATCAAAAGGATAAGGTTTGATCAACTTAGCAACAAATTTAAATGTTGGATTTAGAGATACGTTAGTTGCTGGAGAGTATTCGATGTAAGGCATTACAGAAATGTCGTTACTTGTCACAGAAATGTCGATATTGTCTATTGCCGCTGAAAGGGCAGAAACTCTTAACTGAGTATTGAAGTCATCAAGATACTGTGTGTTATAATCCGCAATGGCATTTCTCGCTAGTGTTTCGATGTCACCAGAAGACTTGCGTGTTAGCTTAGGATTGTAATACAAGTCAACAACCGCACAACCATACATGAATTTAGTTGCAACGAATATAGGTTCAATTGCAAGTGGACTTCTTTCTCTAAGATATTCAATATATGTATTTGAAAGTGTGTTAGAAAGACTTTCTTGTCCTTGTCCAAGGTATACAGAAATAGCAACCTTACCAAACTTTGGTGGGTCAAGGTCTTCACCGCCATAAGCCGCAACTGCTTGGATTTCTGGGAATTGTGTTTTCAAAAGAATTTCGTAATCAGATGTTGTAACCGCACGTTCTTGAATTTGCAAACTTTTGGGGGCAAAGTATCTAATGCTTTCGATGCTTTCTCTCTCAGCACCACCAGCAGCATTTTGCGTGGTTGTCACTACGGCACTACCGAAGCTAGTAGCCATTGAGAATGACTTAGCACCGTTACCTTCAGTACCAGAAGTAATTCTGTATCTTACTCTAATGTCCTCAAACTCTTCTGGTTGGAAGCCAAAAACATTGTTTCCGAAATAAATTGTATAACGACCATCGTAATATGGTTCGATGTAGAATACTTTATCTGTTGCCCCAACACCAAAGATGTCATTCTTACGCAAGAATACGTTTTCGTTTTCTGTAGCTTCAGCGTCAACAAACACTGCAATGGATTCTGTGTCAGAATTTTCATTCGAGAGTACCACACGTAGGATACCATCTTCGTCAACAAAGAAGCCTTCACGTTCGAAACTCGCCAACATTTGACCTTCAAAGATTTCTACGTTCTCTGCTACGAATGTATTAGGCGCAGTTTTCTTAGCAACATATGCTTGATTAGTAACAAACTCAAAGTTTTCACCATTGTGTATGGTTGTAAATGGCTGATACTGTGGTATCGTAATAGATTGTCCTGTCGCTGTCGAATCTGTGAATGTAACTGCCACAACAGCTTTTGCTGATCTTCGGCTTCGTGGAAGGTAGTTCAATTCTTTGGCATGTGAAACAACAGAGTTGCGCATCACGGCAGAGTCAAGGAACATCTCGTTAATTGCCATGTTGGTATAGAAGTTGTTTTGGAATGTGTTGTAAGCCAAGACGTCAAGCATCACAGACATGTTCGACCCATCGAAGTTATAGTCTTTGAACTGTGTCTGAGTTTGCAGATAATCTTTGAATTGTTCCTTTACTGCTTCAAAGTCTAATTCTGAAATGTTTAGCTTAACCATTTATCTGGTCCTCTCTAAAAATACATCAACTGATATAGGTTGTTGATTATTTAAAATATAAAATTGAATTCTAATTCTGACTACATTATCGTCTAGGTTTGACGAAACTTCCACATCAATTATCTCTGCCCTTGGTTCGTGCAACTCAAGGGTTGTGCGTACTTGGTCTTCGATTAGAGTCAAAACTCCTGGAGTGATGTTCTCGAACAACATAGCTCTAAGATTGCCGCCAATTGTTGGTTGCATAAGTCTTTCGCCACGATCAGTGAGAAGAATGTTTCGTATAGATTCCTTAACACTATCTTCATCTTTGAATACTGTTAAGTCTTGAGACAATGGGCTGATCTCAAGGTCTTTCTTGAAATCAGAATAAATTGAAATCTTCTTCTGTCTATTTGATATTAAATTTACTACCATCTTGTTCCCCAAGTTCTCGCATCACTTTGCGCTCTCCAATCTAAGTGGATGAAATTCTTGCTACGATAGTATCCGAAACTAGTAAATCCTATTTTCCTACCTTCATTCACCAAGTCGGTTCGCATTTGTCTAGTCCAACTACTAACGCCAATATCTACAGCTTTGCCCAACAAATGTTGAGAATGTAGCGCAACGCCAGGATATTTTTTTATATCTCTCAAATACCTTTGGTATTTTTCATTTCTATAAAGGCTGTTTATTCTAAACGAACCAAACCCTGGGTGCAATTCATTCATTCTTTTATTCAGTCTCAAAATATATATCTTTGTCGTCATAGTATGTTCACCACCAGTCCAACCCAAGGAGCCAAGAATTGGTTCACTTTCGCCTGGCCAAATATTGCGCACCCAACCACCAACTGGATTGAATACAGGATGGTTATTGTTTTTAATCTCATCCCAAGTTGGTATGTACTCTCTACCATAACCTTCTTGCGAGGCTATCCAGTCTGGCACTTGCATTGGCGGTGGTCGTGTCGCGTCAGTTTCAAGATCGACATCAGGAAGTGAAGTCGTAACAATATCGTCATTTGGTGCTGTCCACACGTCATATGCTTCTCTTGTTCTTCTAGCTCTTTCTTCATCACTAAACCTAATACCACCAGCCTCAACTATTCTACTAGTTACTTGACCAGTAGCAGACCTGATTGTGTTGCGCGCAGTTTCGTATTCATCTGCAATGGCATCAAGAGGAGATTTAACTCCTTTAATAATAGCTTCTACACCAGCAGCAAAACCACAAATACGTGCCATCAAAAACATGATCTCTTCTAAGGATGGGTTATCAAACAAACCAACTGCATAATCAATCATACCTTTTAGTTTAGATTGTATTTTATTTAAATTCTCTTCAGAAAAAAATCTACCAATCTGGTCTTTAACTGCTTCAACTTTACCGACAATCTTGTCTTGAATAAAGCTTTCTACATTACCCATAATGTCAGCCATATTAAAGTTTTGTATGGCGTCCTTGATCTTATTTATAGTACCCATAACCGCATCAGTTATTTTCTTTTTAATTGCTTCTATGAGAGCCTTTACTTTAATTGCTTCAAACAAAGCTTTGAGTGGGTCTTCGATGTTCCTAATTTTAGAGATGAAACTAAGAGCATCACCAATAAGACCCTCAACTTGACCAATAATAATAAAGAAACCGCCTATTGCGCCAAATACGTTGGGCATTAATGAACAAAATCCACCCAGAACAGAATCTGCATAACTTCCTCTGTAGAAGTCATCAAGCTCTCTTAAAAACTTAGGGGGATTTTGATTTGCAGAGAAGTTAGCTGATATGGGCGAATAGTTATATTCTTTAAGAAACTGTGCAAATTCAATTTGAGATATTGGACCATTTAAAATTCTTGTTTGGAGCAATGTATAATTTTGAATATTCGCAGTCACGAAGGTATTCGTGTTGATGGTATTGTTTATTAGGTTTAGGTTATCCGCAAATGTGTCGCCGTATTTATTAACCGCCAAGACAATAGGATTACTTTCAGAATCAGCAACTATATTTTTTGCGAACGAATTTTCAAAAACTTCAATTTGGGATAAAGTGAGTTCACCATTAGAATTAGCCAACGCCTGAGGCGAGGCTTTAAACACCTTTTCTTCATCTGGACTTAAACACCAATCACGATTGGTTAAGTTCTTTTCCATTACTGCTTTCCCTAGTCTCTGTTACTTATATTTATCATCAAACAAGCGTCCCACCATCATCAGAACCATCATCTTGTGATGCAATTCCTTCGCCACTAGCAGAAGGAAGGTCTGCGGGGGCTACATCTGTACTTAATGTCACTGGTTCTGGTGCTTCCACCTTACTTGCACCCTTAGAAGCCTCAGCGGTTGCAATGTCGCCATCAGCATGTGCGGTATCTGCTCCACCCTCAGCCATGCGAACAACATCATCCACGTAAACAGTTGTTCCTCTAACAGACAACTTACCGTCCGAACCAAGTGTTAGTACACCACCTCTCATATCAGTAGTGCCTGTACCAATGATATTAAGATCAGCCGACTTGATGTTCATTTCTGTCGTGGCAAACAAATTCATGTTATTGCCCTTGACATTCATATTTTGTGTTGCTTCTGCCCAAACGAATGGTGCTTTGGCGTACCAACCAATACCAGCCTCAGTCTGTAGTTCTTTCTCAGCTTTAATCGACATAGTACCCACATTAGCTTCCATCTTAACATCAGCACCACGAATTTGTACTTGGTTGCCTGCTTGCAGTGTCGATTGACCACCAACAGAAAGGAGATGATTGCCATGTACTAACTGTTGAAAGTCGCCATTTATCTCTTCGATTTTATTGCCGTTTACATGTACGTAGCTGTTGCCGTTAATTGTAACTGTACTCATGCCACCAACAACTACGTGTTGGTTCCTATCGTTTACTTCATACTTATCACTAACTGATTTATCTGTTTTTGTACCCTGACTATCTACTTGAACATAAGACCCCGACGTGTGCCAGATCATAATTCTCTCAGAACCAGGGGTGCTATCTATTTCAATCGAGTTTGCACCAGAATGAATAACTCTGTTAAATCCATATGTTGCGTTGTATGCTGTTGGGGGTTCTGACCACGTTCTTGAATCACTATCATCTCCACCAACTCTCACATCTCTAGTACGCATAGTTTGCTGTTGCAGAACATAAGTCTCATCAATGTACTCGCCACGAACAAGTCTGTGCTGTTGAGGTTGACCAAAACTTTCTGGGTCTGAACCTTCTGCACGTAATGCGGCATTATCTCTTGGTAACGCACCCCATCCATCCACCTCAGGGTTCATAACTTTAGTCATCTGTGATGGTATCACACCAATTATCATTGGCTGTTGTGCGCCACGTCCATCAATGAAGAAACCAAATACCCAAGAGTTTGTCTTTGGCACAATATTAACGTCGTAACCGCCGTGGATACATATAGCCCAAGGTAAGTCCTCTGTAGCAACATCCCTATTAGTTCCATGAATACCAAAGGCTCTTACTTTAACCCGACCCTCTTTACGTGGATCATCATTATCTTCGATAACCCCAACAAACCATAATGGGTCTTTAATTCCTAATCCATAATCAGACATCTACTTCACCTTTACTCCAATCAAACTTAACTAATGTAAGCGTTGCATTTAATACATTTTCATCATCACGTATATGTCGAGTTGTCTCTACCATGTATCTACCACTAAGAGTCGCATTTCTTGATAGATTGCTGATACCATCCAAAGACTTAATGTCTAAATTTACGATCATTCCTGGCATAATGTCTATTCTACCTTTCATGGAACAACTCACTATAGTGGCGTGAAGGTGTTCGTGATATGAAAGTCTGTTTGAAATGATTTGTGGCATATACCTATCTGTATGCAAAGAACTAGGTATATCTCCAACTTGTTGGTAATCTTTGAATACAGTAAAATCTCTTGCGTTTTCTTCAGTAAATGTGTCTTCTCTGAATTGTGCTGTATGTGGGTTATCAGCAAGATTGCGTGGATTTCCCGACATGTCGATATAGCTTGCATCTTTAGAATAATCGAATTCATTCATGACTACCTGTCTTCTCACCAGATCAAGTTCCATAACTCTATTTTTGTAACCACCTGAGAATATATCAGAAGCAGTATCAATTCCCTTAGAGACAATTCTTATCTCTTCAACCCTATTTGTTTGATCAGTAGGTTTAGTGCCATCAACTGATGAAGCTGGGGCATAAAATAGATTAACAAGGTCTTTTCTCTGGGCAGTCTTAATGAAGTATTCATCCGACGCAAAATAAAAGTTCTTTAGTGTCTCGAAAAATTTAAACGAGTTTGAAGGTGTCTCTGGTTGGTATGCTTGCGTATATAGGAAATGCATAGCTTCAGTTGGTATCATATTTGGGATGACACATTTTACCATGTTTGCCGTGGGCTGAACAAAGAGACTTCTATCTGGCTCTTCAGAAATAGTATGCCTTGCAGTAGCAAACTCAAGGGTTCTGTTATTATCGTCCAAATATCTAGTGTTACCCAAACTTGCAAAATATGTATTGAAAACTTTTTTGCTAATATCACTAATGGAACTTTGGTAAGCTTTAGTAATCTTTCTTTTGGATGCGTTGTAAGAAATATTAGAAACGAAATTGATGTCATATATCACTTGACCAGAACTCTCACTGGCTTGGATGTTGTCAATTCTGAATATGTGAGTTTTCATATTGACTTCAGTGTTTAAATCATATCCCTTGATTTTAAGATCAAGTGTTTCTTCTGATCTCAATGGAAAGGTTTCGAGTAGACCAATGCTATCTTGCACAGTAATAGAACCATAATAGCTCATTGAGTTCATAGATTGATTAATCTCGAACTTAGTCACCATCTGTGCTATATCTGTTTTCTTATTTCCAGAATGCGAAGTTATAACTGCGTTTAAAACTTCACAGACTGATGGAGCAAAATCGCCACTACCAGTTCCTGCCATTATCTATTACCCATTTTCTTGATGAAGTTAGCAGATATTTGTGGCAAGAATTGGTTATCAACTAAGAATATCTCTTTCTTATTATTGTTATCCGCGAGTTCTTGGTCGTAGATTTTCCAAGGCTTCCACTCATCTGGAATAATTCTTTTAATAATAATTTTACGACCTTGCTCAGTACGCAAGATAATACGATCCTCTTTACGAAGATAGATTGTTCTGAAGGATTCTGGGGCTAGTTTTACAATATCTACTGCCATGTCTTAAACCTCTTTATAATAATAAATGATGTTTTCATCATTATCGTCTCTAGTCCAGTCAACAATATCTTCGCCAACCAAACCTGATTGTTCACCATACTTATCGATCAGATAGTTATTAAAATCTGCTTCTGATTTAGGCCACTCGTGATATGGATCAGTTATGTTATTAGAATGATATACCAACCATGTGTAATCAGTAGACCCATAATAGAACTCAGCAATATCTTCTGGTCTTTGACCTTCTTTAATGGTGTAAGGCAAATGTAGAAGTGGGTTTGTAGAAACTTCTTTGGTAAAGCTACTTCTACGTGTAATGTCACGTACTAGCCTACCTTCGTAATTTATCAAAGGAAATTGTTCAAAATATTTAGCCATTTTCGCTACCTCTACCGCCTGTTGATTGTCCCCTCAGAACCGATTGTTGTATTTCGTTAGACCCTACGCCATAATCATGTGCGGTTTCGATTTCTAGTTCTTGGAATGATAATTGGATTTGAACTCCTGCTGGCTTACCACCCTTCATGATAGCAACGCCACCACCAGAACCATAGTCAACAGTAAATTGAGTTACCATAGATGTTTTAAATTTAATGAAATGGTCTTCATTAACACCAAGCAAATACAGATCAACTGTAGATGGGTATTGTAGGAAAGCTTTGGGTATGCCTGCCAAATCAGTGACTGTAGGCAAAGAATTCTTTTTGATCATACCAACAATGTTGCGGATACGCTCTGAGTCAGTAGCATTATTTGGATACAATTCCCAAGAAAACTGATGACTTCTCAAATTGACACCCTCAAAGGCAAGAGTTTCACGTGGGTTCAATGTTTGGTTCGTAGCAATATCAACAGACTTCCCTACTGTACCAGACATCAATGGACTATTTCGCAATAGATACTGAGCGCCTGATGCAACATCTTTAATGGAAGTACCCAAAAATTGACTTGCGACGTTACTAAGACCACCACCAACATTTCCACCAGATAAAGCACTCATCAAACCAGCACCTGTTGATTGTATCAAACCAGGGACATCTCCAACATCACCACCAGCAGAGAAAGATGCTAGTTTACTTGCAATTGTCTCTGTGAAGGGATCACGTTCAAAACCATTTATTCTCAAATCAGTTCCATCTGTAAGTTGTTTTGGAAACGGCAGTTCGATAGAATTAGAAGACCTTAAACCTACGCCAGATGCTCTTCCAGAACGTGTGACGCCAGTTGCTTCTCGCCTGTTAAATCCGTTTTGAAGCTTGGCATAGTCGTATTTTTTAAACACCATCAACATGCTATGTGGATGGGGTTGTGCTGGGAATGATTGGTATGAAGTCTTACTTTGACCAGCTTGGCGTCTTTCGAACACTTCTGGTCTATTATGTTTTGTGCCGCCGAACATTGAGAATCCCTGCCTATTTTCTTATAAATACTACATGTATAAGTCTATTTATATTAAATCGAGAGGTTAATTTTATTATATAATGGCACATAGTGGTAGATTTCGTCCAAAAAACCCCTCTAAGTACAAGGGTGACCCCACAAAGATCATTTATAGGTCTATGTGGGAGTTTAAATTCTTTAGATATGTGGATATACACCCTGATGTGATATGGTGGCAGTCGGAAGAAGTCGTAGTTCCTTACATGTCTCCTATTGACGGAAGACGCCATAGGTACTATCCTGATGTAATTGTCAATAAAAAGATTGGTGATGGTAAGTCTGCAACTGTAATGATTGAAATTAAACCTTATGCACAAACAAGACCACCTGATAGGTCTAAGAAGAACGCTACCAAGACTGGTAGGATATCAAGGAAGTATTTGAACGAGGTTAAGACTTGGGGTATTAATGACGCTAAATGGAAAGCCGCTAGGAAATTTTGCGCACAGCGTGGGTGGCAATTTGAAATTATGACGGAAAGAGAACTAGGAATAAAATAAAATGGTAGCAAAAGTATTCGACGATATCCTCTTGAAAGGTATACGATCTGGACAGATGCCAGCACGTACCCAAGAAGCACGTAATTGGTATCGTGACCAAGCCAAGGCAGTTACAATGAAACAAGCTGAGGGAACCAAACTCATCAAAGAGATGGGCAGAGATCGTTATGAAAACAGATTTAGGTTAGGTAACATGTATACGTTCATGTACGATCCTAAACACAAAGGCGATAAGTCTAAATTGCCGTATTATGACAACTATCCTCTCATTTTTCCCATAAATAAAGCAAAGGGTGGTTTCTTGGGAATCAACCTTCACTATTTACCACCTGTGTTAAGAGCAAAATTAATGGATGCTCTATACGACACAGCAAACAACAAGAATTATACGGAAGCGACTAAACTAAAAATTAATTATGATATACTATCGGGCGCGGCAAAGTTTAACATGTTTAAGCCCACAGTAAAACACTACTTGATGAGCCAAGTCAGAACAAAGTTTGTGTATATTCAACCCACAGAGTGGGATATCGCATTGTTCTTACCAAGCCAGAAGTTTGTTGGAGCAACCAAAGCACAAGTCTGGAAAGATTCCAGAGCAATTATAAAGGGCAGATAATGGCTTTTAGTATATCAGATTTTAAAACCCAGATGGATCGCTTTGGCGGTCCTTCAAGAAGTTCTTTATTTGAAGTTACCATCGTAAACTTTCCATACTCCACTTCCTCAGCGGATTCAAGAGATATGACATTCTTCTGTAAGAACGTGGCAATCCCAGGAATTACGATAGGCATGGCTTCATACGAAGCAGTGGCACAACAAAGAAAGATGATGCCAACTAGTTTAAACCCAGAACCAGTACAAGCAATCTTTATGCTAGACTCTGATGCACAGATATTGACATTCTTCCATTCGTGGGCGCAGAGAATTGTAAACTACTCTACAGCAGGGGGTGCTTTTGCCCAAGTTGATGGCATGCTTCCATTTGAAATTGGCTACAAAGATGAATACGCTTGTCGTATCATAATTAAACACTATTCGGCTGACTATCTTGATACTGGTAGATATTACGAAACCATTTTAGATAATGCATTTCCCGGTATGATGGGAGATGTAGACTTGGCGTGGGAAAACACTGATAGCTTTGCGGTTCTTCCAGTTAGCTTCCAATATGACAGAATACAATTTAGTGGTGAGAGAGTTGGTTCTCCTTCATCACGTTTCAACCGTGGAAATGGACTCATAGACTTAATCGACAACATCGGTGAACTGGGTCAAATGATAGGAGCAAACCTTGTACCACGAGGTGTTCAAGACGCTGTAAACAAATTCACAAAACTAAATAATGACTTTAACAATGTATCAAGAAAAGCCAACCAAATCGGTAATCTGGCTCAGCGTACATTTAACTGATAACTTAGAAGGATACCTATATCATGGCACTACCCAAAATTGATCTACCTATGTTTGAGGCAAAATTGCCTTCTACAGGGGAAAAGATTACATACAGACCTTTTACTGTAAAAGAAGAAAAAATTATGTTGGTTGCTGGAGAATCTGACGATGCAATGCAACAAGTGTTGGCAATAAAACAAATTGTTAACAACTGCGTACTCAATAAAGATATTTCTGATATCGCAATGTTTGACTTGGAATATCTTCTTCTACTACTAAGAGCAAGATCAGTAGATAATGAGGTTACCTTTGAGGTTGTTGATCCTGACACATCAGAAGAAGTAAAGCTTGTTTTAGACATTGACAAGGTGTCAATCGAACTTGATGAATTGCACACTAAAAAAGTTCCAATTAATGAAGAATACACACTACTATTAAAATACCCTAGTATTGATGAGTTTATTAAGATCACGTCAATCGACACGAACGATCCCCTAGCAAGTTACTTTATTATGATATCATGTTTAGATGCAGTTGTTTCTGAAGATGAAGTACATAGCTTTAAAGACTACACCGACAAAGAAATTGATGACTTTATGGAAAATGTTAGTGGTGAGGTTGTCAAAGGAATTCAAAAGTTCTTTGATAGCATGCCGAAACTCAGACACACTATGCCGTACAAAAACAAGAATGGTGATGATAAAACATTTGTTGTGGAGGGCATCAGAAGTTTTTTTATCTAGCGCTGTGTCACATAACGTTGGGCGATTACTATAAAATGATGTTCTCCATGGCACAACATCATAAATACTCAATAACGGAGCTAGAAAGCATGCTACCTTATGAACGCGATTTGTACTTTGGAATGTTAGTAGATTATTTAGAACAACAACAAGAGAAAAATAAGTAGGAAAATCATGGCAAGCACAGCAATATCACCAGAGACACAAGCAATTGTTGACAAATTAAAACATGAGGGCGAACTAATTCGCAACCGTGGTGTCAATTCTGTGCGTTCCTTGAACATTAAGTTAGATAAATTTGATGGTCTTTTTTCGTCTATTAATAAAAACATGTCTGAACAAACAGCATTACTTGAAAGACAAGCAGGTCTTGCTGATCGTGCTGATGCTAGACTTGCAAACCAAGAACAGTTTGATGAACTTGAAAGAAAAGAAGCTCCACCTTCTGTTGATACTAGCGCCAATAAAGGACGTGATGATACCAACATTAATAAGATGGGTGATGCTATTGGAAAAGCATTTACTATGCAAAGTCTTAAGAATGTTGCAATGTTGGCTGGTGGTGCGTTTATTGGGTATAACTTAATCAAAGGTGCTATTGATGAAAAAACTAATGGTGGGTTCTCTGCGTTTGAAAGTAATGTAGGTAATTTTGCGCGTGGAATGGGCGATATCAATTTCACCGAAATGAAAGAGACTTTCGCTACTCTAACAACATCTATTTCTGGGATAGCGGCAAGCTTAACTTCACTCACAGCTACGCTTGATAAGATTATGAGTATTGATTGGGAAACAATTGTAACTGGCGTACTAACAAGTATTGGATTGTTGACTGCGTACAACCTAACAATGAAAGCCGCCATAATGCTAATGGGTGGAAGCGCATTGTTTGGCGGTAAAGCTAGATTCTTTAAAGCATTACTTGGGGCTGGGGTTGGCGTAGCCACTCTCAACAGCTTAGTAGATACAGATGCGGATAGACAGAGAATAACTGATGCTGATGCAAATAAAAGAGGCAATCTTTCTCCAAACCAAAGAGCGGCATTATCTGGCACTGGTGCATATGCATATGAACCTTCACCAAAAGTAGTTACTACTTCACCAAGACAACCAAACTTTACTTACGATCCAGATAGTGACGTTTACAGGAGCAATAAGACTGGTGGTGTATTGCATGGCAATGCAAGAACAGCGGCTGAGAATGCAAGACTGAGAGCGATGGGACCACCTAGAATACAAATGCCAGACAGAACGCCATCAGGTGCGTTTAAAATACCCGCCGTTGCCGCTCCAACCCCAAAGATGCTTGCTGACGAATTCTTAAAGGCTAATAAAGCAACAATTGCACGAAAAGCAATCCAAAAAATTCCTGGTGTTGTGGCAAAATCATTCCCAGTTGTGGGAACACTACTTGGTTTAGGGTTTATGATTTGGAGTCTTTCAAAAGGTGATTGGACATCTGCGGCACTAGAAGGTGGCAGTCTTGCCGCCCCATCTTTGGCAGGACTTCCGCTAGACATCGCGGCTGCTGGTACTGCAATCTTCCACGAAATTACTGGGGATACTTACTTAAATACAGAAGAACATAGATTGATCGCAAAGGGTATCATAGAAGTGATGCACGATGCTTACATTGCATACATGGAAGACAAAGATACCCAAAGAAGAAGAGCATTCGACGCATTACCAGAGAGTGAACGTGCGGCAATTACCGCCGAACAAGAATATATTGCTGGTGGTGGTAGACCTGGTGGAAGAGTTCTTGAAAGAGGAAATACATCAATAGGTAGCATGTCTTTGGGTAGCTATAGTGGTCCTGATAATGTATTAAATAACAGCCCATACTTCAAAGGTAATTATTTCCAAGGTAGTGATGGTATTTACTTCCAAGCATCACCACAAAACGGTGGTGGAATGGCTCGAAGAATAGGAACAGTTGGCGAATTGAGCGCATCAAGTGGCGTAACCCTAATTAACGCACAACAGAGCAATCCAGTTACAGTAAACAACGTACAAGGTGCGCAAACACAAAATAGTCTAGCAGTTGTTGGTGGTGGCGGTAGAGATGCAGAGTTTGCACAAAACTTCCTACCTTACTTCGCAAAATAAAAAAAGGGTTGCAATTTAATAAAGCAACCCTTTTAGGACTATCACGTATTTGAGATACGCTTAAGTATGAGAATTAATGTGCGCCCTAAGTTTATCTGCAATCTTGGCAAAGTATTTACCACCCGCATAGATAGTTGGTTCATCATCCCAATGTCCTTCACGGTAATCGATGTCGGCACGGTTGTCGAGATCAGCACGGAACTCTTTTAGAATATTAATGTCTACCATCGTAGACTTCTTAATGTTACCAGACAGAAATTCGTCAAGGAACTCAACGTAGCTGTCACACAGAGACTTAGGCTCAATGCCTTCAGCACACTCAATGAAGTTTGACAATTCACTATGCACATAGTCTTTCTGACCACGCATGATAATTCCAAAAGGGATTTTACTCATATATGTACTCCTTACCGTACTTGAATATCGATTTGATTAACAAGGTCTTCAACAAAAATGTCTGATACCTTCTTATCGGTGATTACTTTGTATTCTCCTTTTACTTTCCGCACCCGAACGAATGCGATGTCATATAGATCAGAACCGTTCAATGTGATTTGCACTTGTCCTTTCCATCCAACCATACCACTAGTTTTAAACTGAAGACCTTCACTCAAGGCAACTTTGTTCTTAGTACCCCAAGCCCAAAAGGCCATTGGGTCAAGACATTTGATTTGGTCATTGATGATATTTGCGATTGACATGTTTAGAACTCTCTCTGATTCTGTTTACTTCTTAAATTAACAAATTGAGAAGGGGGTGTCAACCCCCTATTTTTATGCCGCTTCCAACATTGAGAAAGGAACAGTGTAACGTGAGCCACGCATAGACACGACAGCTTTCTTAGGGTTCATCTTTTCGATGACGCCTTGAGTACGTTTTGTTTTCTGAACAACCCAAACTGAGTCACCAACATTAAAAGTGGCTTGAGCGCTAATCGCTTTGATCTGTTGTGCGATGTTCATGATTTGTGACAACTCTGTTTGTGTCATTGTCATCATTGCGTTCTTGATATCTGTTACGTTCATTTTGTTTTCTTTCTGATTAATTAACTTACTCATATGTTATAGAATCAAAAAAGGGTGCTGTCAAGCACTAAAGTAACTTTATTCTAACTTAATTAAGATTGGTGTCAGTTAAGGAATTGAACCTTAATCATCCATGATATGACGCCTAGATATCCATTGGATTAGTAAACCTACCTGACATAAGTTCTTAAATAGAATCATTTATTATCATAAGGGATACCCTATTATACCACAGATAGTGATACTTGTCAAGTCTTTTTTACTTATAATTGATAAATTTATCTGGGCTTCTGAAATTCTTTTTGCGCATAATTGTTTTCATAACAACGTCGAATTCGTCATTACGTCTGTCATATGTAACTGCAACTGGAATGTTCAAATCTTTTTGGATGTCTTTAAGAACAGCCTCAGCACCCGCAACATCTTTAATAGACTTGCCTTTCTGTGCATAAACCTTCTTGATGAAATCAGCCAATTCTTTAAGGCTAATACAAGGAGTATTACGTTCATCGCCCATACGATCAGCAAAGTGTCGTGTGAAGTTGAAGTCAATATCGTACTTCTTAAAGAGTTGATCAACAATCTTTTCAAACTGCTTGATCTGTTTCATGCCAATCAAGTCACATGATTTAGCTTCAGCCTCAGCCAAGTGTTGTTTAAAATTTTTCATTCTTCAAACTCCTTAAGTTTCACACGGATAGCTTTTATCATCTTCCTGTGAGTTCCAGTCAGTGTACGGTTCTTTTCCAATTCATCCATAATCTGAGTGGTTTGTTTTTTATAATTCGATGCCCATTTTTTAGTCTTTGCTGTGTTCAGATCACTTACGTTGTGAAGACGATCTGCCAACTTAACAACCAAAGCCCAACTGCTCATGCTAGACATTTTAGCACTTAGGTAATCTGCTTTACTTGCTTTGAATTCTTTGCTTTGTTCATCAGAAGTCAGTTCTTTAACCATAGAGGCTACCAAGCCACCAAACATCTTTGTGATGTCTTCTTGCTCAGTGTCGGTGTCTTCTACTGTATCGTGAAGGTATGCGGCACTGATCAAAGCTTCTATGTTATGAGACTTCTTAAACTGCTTTACAATTTTAGCAACTTCTACAGGGTGGGTAATGTAAGACTTGCCATCAGTACGAGTCTGCTTCCTATGAGCATTAGCCGCAAACCTAATGGCTTTCTGTGATTGCGTCAAGCTTGCACCCTTAGCCTCTGCTAATTGCTCCGTGACGTAATCTTTGAACCTTTTCATTTCTTATTCCTTGTAAAGATAGAAGCATTTATCAGCACGTTGAAAGCTGTACCCCTTAATTTGTTTTCCTGCACGTTCATACAGATTAGCACGTTTTTCATCAGTCACATCAAACATATACCACTTTGCACGATCAGCCTTAACAAGTTCTACAAAAGCTTTTGTCAGCTTACGATACAGTCCAACAGGGTTAGGTGTATCCCCTTCAATGGTATACACCTTGATATGTTCAATGTCACCCATCCATTCGTCTATGTCATTTTTATACATGACGATCTTGTTATCTACTGCTTCAACGCAGTATACAAAACCCTCATGATCTACTTCTATTTCCATAACAAATTCTTTCTCTTACTGTAGAAAGATACTCAATGCAACCTTGGGTGTCAAGGTCTTTTTTACTTACCCTTCAACTTTCTTCGTGTCTGACGATCCATTTGCGACAATCCAGAAGTCTTTATATACTTTGATTTCTGCTTATCAACATTGATTCCTGCACCACCACCTCTGGCGTTGCCTTTGTCAAATGCTCTCTTGCCGTGACGCAATAGTTTTTGAGTTTCTTTAGAACCTTTGATTTCGTCTGATGCTGATCTGAAGTCATCATACTGACCACCCGCAATTTTCTTTGCAGAATAAAGCTTCTTAGTCATCAATTGAATTTCTGTGTTCACACCATCAACGTCAACTGAAAAGTGTACAGAACCGTAATAGCCAAACTGTTTGTCGCCACCACGTTCTTTTGGGTCAAACTCTGATACTGATTTAAATGCTTTGAAAATGTTTTTTGAAACAACACCGATATCTTTTTCGTCGTTTACTAGGATTGAACCACGCAACCAATCATTCATCTTTGATGGGTCTTTACCACGGTCAACAGTCTTGTTTACGAATGCCCTAAGCTTCTTAACATCAACCATAATCTTCGCGTTCTGAACACCCTTGAGCGCAGTCTTCAAACCAGATTCGTATTTCTTGAGGCGGTCTTTAATGATAGGCTCATACTTTTGGTAGAGCGCAACGACTTTTTCTTTGTCGTTCTTACCAGTAAAATCTTTGATTTTTTCATCAGCCCAAAATGTCTTTTTGGCGGGCTTCAATTTTTTGCTAAGTCTTTTAATTAAGGAGTCGTCTAGGTTTTCAATCAAACCATTTTCTGCAAGAAGCTCTAAACAGATGCTTTCTAGGATTGCATCAATGTTTTCAATGTCGCCCCATTCGGCTGAATTCTCGTTAATAAAGCTTTTAAAGTTTAGCATATCGTCCTCATGTGTTCTACTTAGTATAGTGTTATTTATACAAATAGAACACGTCGAGGGAGAACTTTTAAGCCGCCATGGCTTCTTGTTGAGTGCAAACGTAAGGCTTATTCCACTTGCCAACATTGATATCTACATAAAAATCAACATGGTGATAATCTGACATTAGATCAGACTCGTCAAACCATTCGTCACCCTTCATGGCTTCTACAAGCTCATTGAAGAAATTCTTTGCCTCATCATCCCAATGAGAGTCGATGTGATATGTGTTGACTTGAATATACTTATTGGTGTTTTCGTAGTAAGGCATGCCACGACGATCAGCAATCTCTTTGTTTTTTGCGTTCTGCATACCAACGAAATCGAAATGCGAAGCAGAGATGTTAACAACAAGTGACATATGGTGTTTGATACCAATAGTACCTTTAACGCCATACTTTTTAAGAACTGCTTTGATATTAGGAGCTAGTTGCTTTTTACGTTCTTGTGAAATATAAGCCATGATTTTTTCTCTTTCGTTTTGATTACATATTAGTTATAGAATCAAGTTAACCTATTGTCAACCCTTTATTTTAAAGATTGGCAACTTTTTCTACCGCACGGTTAAGATCACGCACATTCCAATCAGCACCAACAATAAATTCGTGACCAACAAACTCTTCTTCTGCATCACGCAATTCTATCATAGCGGCAACCAAATCATCAGTGTTAGTGATGTCATAGTCAGCAACATTACTCCACGCACGAGACGCCCAACGAGGGTCAGCTAACATTGACACAGTACGGATCATTGCAATCTTCTTGTCTGTGATTGCTTTACGCTCAGGGTTAAATGTCATTTCAATCGACTTGAGTGCTTTTTCCATCGCGGGAGAATTTGTCATCTGATCTGTCTCTTTCGTTTTGATTACATATAACTTATAGAATCAACGGTGGTTGCTGTCAAGAACTATTTCTTCCAAACAGCAACAAAACCAAACATTTTTCTTTTGTCTTTTTTTCTAGGATCGGTATCGACAACAGTGTTACCGTCTCTATCAATCACTAATACATGACCATCAACTCTTGCAACAAACGCAATGATGTCTTTATCTTTAGAGGCGATTTTTCTGATCTTTGGTCTAGCGGCTCCAACAGTGGTTGCGCTACCTAAAGCAGACAAACGACTACGAACAGCAAAGCCATTACGACGTAAGGTATTGTCCCAAACGTTCTTACCTGTTCTATCGTTCCATGTAGTGCCTGTCACACCGAAGAAGTTCAAAGTAGCACTGGCACATGGGGTTTTTACTAAAACAGTCATTGATTCGTCTCTTTCTCTTGATTACACTTATTATTACCAAAAGAAGAAAGCCCAGTCAAGGGCTTTTTTGTTTTTAAACCAAGTTTTTCATAATAGCTTCGATCTCGCTATCTTCAATCAAACGTTCGAGATAACCAACAACTTTGATCAACTGATCCTTTGCGCTATCAAGATCGTGTGTGGCGTCTGCAAGAGCATCTTGGAGATGATTGATCTTTTGTTCATCTTCATCTTCCATACCGTCGTACAGATCGATATTATCATTGCTACGCTGTGACTCACGCTTTGCGGCGTCGAGGTTTGAAATTACAGTATCAACATCAGAAGTGATATTTTCAAGTTCAGTTTTCATTTCGTCATTCATAGCTTATCCTTTCAAGGTTACTCTTACTGTTTAGCGAATCGTGGTGGGGTTGTCAACTCTTTTTTTGGTAATCACCACAATCATTTGAAAAGTCTGACAGGGCAATTGGTGCATAATCAAGCCCAAATGACTCTGCCCAAGCGTCTGCTTCTGCACTTACTTGTGGTGAAAAGTTTCTATGACATTGTGTGTTTGTGCAATCGCTGTTGCAAAATGTTTTATCTTTATAACAAAAAGCCATATTATGATCCTGTTGTGAGTTTAAGTGAACCGTCTTCTTGCATCTCAAAGTTTTCAATGTAAGCGTGATGCGTACCACTTAGTTTGATGCAAGTTTCAGCGGCTTTCCACAATGCTTTGATTGTACCGTCTACTGCCCAAGCAGTAACTTCGATGGTAGTGCGCTTACCACGATCTTTGATGTCTGCCATCAAGTCTTCTTGCGAAGCATTAGGATCGACAGTTTCGTAAACAACCTTACGTGCTTTGTTGGTAAGAATTGCGTGATCTGAATCTTTAAGACCGACTTCGTAGATACTCCAAACAGTAGACATGTTCAGTTCATCTTTCATTGCGAAGAAGTGGTTCATTGTGGTTTCAAAAGACATTCTATTCTCACTTTCGTTTTGATTACATATAACTTATAGAATCAACTTAACTGGTTGTCAACAACTTTCTTCAAGAATGGTGACTTGATGACCATATGCCCAATGACCATTATCAAGATCAAAGATACAGTTGTCTTTGATTGTATTTGGAACTTTCGGGACATCCACACCATACTTACTGCCACTGCAAATATCTTCAACAATTTCAATCGCAGTTACGTTAGCGTATCCGTGACGCATACTCCAAACCATATCACCTACATTAATCATAATTTCAACTTTCTCTTTGTTGCCTTTATTGTGGGTAAGCAACTGTTAATTCGCTGAGAACCATACTTTCCATCATTGAATTAAAAACTTGGTTAAATTCTGCAACAGTAAGTTTTCTGCCCTCATGCTCTTGGATGATGTCGATTTTCCCTAAGATAATCGCCCCCGCCCAATCGGTAGCCTCATCTTGAGTATCAAAGATGCGAACTTCTGGCTCAGACGTATCGGCTATTTTTAAAGAAACTTTATATTTTTTCATTTTAGAAACTTTATATTTTTTCATTTTATCTATCCTTTTGTTTGTTACCTTTAGTGTATACCATATTGATTCGATGTTGTCAAGGGAAAACTTCTTCGAAACGCATTAAAGACATTACGTCATCACGAACTTCACAAATTTCTCGAACGGTAAGGTTTCCATTCGCATCATCTTGAGCAAAATCAATCTGCTCTTGGATGCACTCATCAATCCAATCGGTAGCCTCATCATGAGTATCAAAGGTGCGAACTTCTGGCTCAGCCAAAGCGGCTATAGCATAAGAAACTTTATATCGAACATCACGCATATTATTAACCTTTCAATCCGTCAGTAAGACCCATCATTTCACAATACTCAGGAAACTTTGCCCACAACTCTTTAATAACCACAGACTTATCTGCGCCTTCAGTCATATAAGCTTTTTTAAGAAGTGTTTCGAATTCTTGCATAATGTACCTCATCATTTGATTACTAATATGTTATAGAATCAAAAAAGGGGGCTGTCAACCCCCTTTATGCCCTTGGTAGGGTCTTAATGCGGATACTTTCGTAGAGCCGCCACAATTAATCTTTCTTTGATACGAAAGAGTACATCTCTTTGGCTTTATCCATGAGTTCATCCATAGAATACATCTTGTAGGTTTCTTTGGCTTCTTCCATGGTTTGTTTGCCTTGCTGTACCATGTTCTCCGCGAACTGGACATTCATATGGTATTGTTGATCCATATAATCTTTAGCAAGTTGTAGCATTTCTGCACGAATTTCAAATGGGTTTTTATTAGACATAATAGTCTCCTTTGTGTGTATGTGTGATGTTACTTAATGTAACGGTTTATTTATCCTCCTGGGACAAATTCTTTTGGTGTAAACCAAACTTTCTGGTCATGTATTCTGCCAAGAAGTTGTTGTATCTCTCGCATTTCGTCTACGATCTGTTGAGATGTATGTCCTGTAGCAATTGCCAAGCCTCTACGACCAGCCTTGTTTCTTAAAGCAGATTCAATAACTTCAATGTCTCTTATGCTGAGTTCGAATTTTGTATTAGGTTTCATGCTGGATTGAAAACGTCATTTGGAATACTTGACATCTTCTTTGTCTTGAAGAAACCGATGTACTCTGGATACTTGATCATAAACAGACGTGCAAACAATGCTACGTAATTGTTAGAAATCTTGTATTTGTCGCCAGTAGTAACAACATCAGTTTCCCAACGTACACGGTTAATAATCAACCAACCACTGAGTTGTGTGTGACCTGCTCTGATGGCTTCTTTGGTGAACTGTTCAAATAGTTCGAAGAACGCTGGGTTCTCTCTATGCCAAATTAGCCACTTTCTGCCAAGTGTATTTGCCATCATTTGATCACAATAATCTTGTTCAGTAATCTCTGAGAGCGTGTCGATATAACTTGCTTGTTCGTTCATAATATAAATCTCCGTTAGGTTTTTTTGGCTTTGTTCGATTTCCAAAGGTAATTGATATCTTCCTCAGCGGTTCTTGCTGAATCTTCATAGACTTTAATTACATTACCTTTTTTTTCTAGCCACTGTTGAATTAGAAGTTGATCGGCATCATCAGACGCACGATCTTCCATTCGTTCGATTTCTGCGCTCGACATAGGAGCCGAACGCAGATTAGTTTTGGTTTCACTTTTTACCATAAGTTGTTTTTAGCCTTTCTTGTGAAACAAATTCTGGCTCATACATGCCATTCTCGATTTCACGTTTGATAACAACGCCAGACCACCATTCTTTATTCATCTGTCCAGCCCAACCTTCTGGTGCGCCTTTATAACAACCTGCAACTAAGCCGATTGCGCCATAAGGATGCACATCATCTCGAATTTTCATATCACGCTTATGACTGTGACCACAAGTTGCGCTACCAAAGCGCTTAGCTAGAATACCCGCAGCATGGTTTACACCAGACATTGGACGATAACCATTAGTAAAGAAATGAGCATAACTAACACCATCATAATCATAGATAGCAGGTGCGTCATGTTCATACTCGTGGTATTCGTCGAACCAAGTGTCTGTACCAAGATGCTTGAAAGAAATACCGTACTTCTCACCTTCGATGCGAGGGTCCATTGCGATAGCTCTTCTAATCCTAGTCTCGTGATTGCCTTCAAATCCGTAATATGCAGGACGTTTGCGTTTATTAGCTTTAAACTTAATACGCATACGATCCATTGCTTCGTTGTAGCATTCAATGTCTGCTTCATAGCTTTGGCTTACGAAATTCTTCGGAGCCTTGGCTGAATCAAAACTGTTCAGTGACCGCATATCTGCACCGTCACCTAAATCTACAACGTAGTCAGGTTTTACGTCCCAGATTAATTCGCCCAACCAATCAAATCGCTCGTTGCTAACTTGAGGGTCACTATGGGCGCATGAAAACACAACTGCTGTTTTACCTGCCATTAGTGTTAATCTCCTTACATAATTTAAATGTACCTATATTATATCATAATGACTATAATCTGTCAAGTAAATATGGTATTAGCACATATTATAAAAAAATGGGAAGGCGGTTGCCTTCCCACTGATGCTTAGGACATCACCCCTTTAGAAGCTGAGGTTCCGCACGATTGATTTCAATTTTACGAGGTTTCTTTGCTTCTGGTATTACGTTTTCCAACTTGACGGTTAAAATACCATCAATAAGGTCAGCGCCCATCACAACAACTGTATCAGCTAATGTGAAAACTCTTGAGAAGGAACGTCCAGAAATTCCACGATGGATGTAATGCTTCTCATCTGTGGCTTCCTGTTTACCTTCGATTGTTAGTACCCCTTCTTTGATCTGAATATCAAGATCGTCATAGGTGAACCCAGCAATTGCTAACTGCAATTCATATTGGTCATCGTCTACCTTGACGATGTTGTAGGGTGGGTAAGCCTGTTGATTTGGGGTTGTGTCTCTCATTCTTTCAATCATTCGGTCAAAGCCGATTAAGAATGGATCATTTAAAAAATCAGTTGTAATTCTACGTGTATTCATTTTGCTATCTCCTTTATTAAGCAAGATTAATGTGCGTGACCCATTAGGCATCACGCAATTATTTATAAAACATTTTCACCAGAATACCAAATTAATTGGTATATGGCACAAAATCACTACCGTTAGCTACCATGCATGCCCAACCATTTTGATACAACGCAACTAAAGTCCAAGTGCCTGTATCTTGATTGGTAGTGAAAATCATTTCAGAATTCACGAATTGACCACTTGCGTGTTGTTGTAACATCTTACCATTAAACAATATTGTTTCGCCGTATTTTGATGTTTGTTCTGCCACGTTGGCAAACGTTGCGCAAGATTGTACTGCTTGGAAAGGTGGCACTTCTTGTTCTTGAGCCACAACTACTGTTGCAGAAAGTAGGGTAATCGGTAGTAAGTATTTAAGCATAGCTTATTCTCCTGTTGAACCGAAACCCCCATCGCGTTCTGTCAACTCCATTGGTTTTGTTGTTTCTGTAAATTTTTGTTGGATAACTTTTTCAACTAAACCTTGAGCTACACGATCACCATTAGTGATCTTGACAAGACTATCGGTATTGTTTTGTAACATAACAAACGTTTCTAGTGTGTAGTCTGAATCAATAATACCTGTGCCATTTGCTAATGACAAACCTTTCTTGAAGGCTGAACCAGAGCGAATGTATAGTTTCATAACATGTTTCTCTGGTACGTCGAAAATCAATCCTGTGGGTATTAGAACCCGAATTCCTGGTGGCAACTGAAAAGCATCTTTGTCGGTGGACACGCCCTTGACTGCAACATTTTGGGACTTATTCCAAGAGTTGTAACCCTTTAGCATATCACCATTCTTAAAACATGCTTTAATATCAAAACAAGCTGAGCCTTTAGTAGCATACTCAGGTAGCTCTGCATTTTCATTCATTCTATAAATATTCATTTCACTTCTTTCCGATGTTATACTTGGGCTGTAAAGTCCAATTACCTTTCTCTTTATGAGATAAGATTTTGATTTGATTTAGCTGAGCTACAGGGTCTTGGGCTTTCTCTGTTTCAACAACAGCAACCAATCCCCACTCCTCTAAAAGATTAACAATAGTATTTCTTCTTGATGCGTCTTCGTCGATAAAGGTATCTGTCTTACCATCTAGTATGAAGAGTTCCTTAAAGTGTAGTATAGCATATCTACCTTGTTTATGCAAGATATGACAAGTTTGGTACAGTGTTTTTTCTTTTCTTGACGAAATGCCAATTCGTGTGAGAGTTTCTTTTACCTTAAGGAAACTATCTGGCGTGGGGAGAGTAATCTCAATACCTACGCCTTTAAATATATCTTCTGAGTTCATAATCCAAAGCACCTTTTTTTATTATTATTATGTTATGCTGATCATCAAATTTTTCGACCATCGGATATATTTATCTAAATTAGCTTTTCTCTACCCCCCTGTTTCTAACTTTGCACGGACTTGTTCAATCTGTTGAACATTAAGCGCCTTCTTGTACATTTTAGCGACAGTGCGGTTACAACCATACACTTCTTGGAGTGCATCTAGGTCTTTATCCACATCTGGTTTGTTCCACTTAGAGAAACGTTTACGTTTACGCAAAGCCCCACGATAGTAGTCGAACTGAGCGCCATTAAACAACTCAGGGCGCATGTTCATCTCATTTGCATGTAGAATTGTATCTTCGAAGTTCGAGAAGCCACGGTTGACAATATAAGGTATGTACAGCTTTTCAGCTTGCTCTGGGATATCATGATCATTAATGAGATCGTCCTTAGAGAACGAAGCCGCATTCATGAAATCAAAAGGTGTTATTTCTTTCGGCAATTGTATTCTCCAAATCTTTCAACATATCATTAAACGGTATAGCACAGGATGCGCAAAGTTTCAAGCTTAATTGTCCATCCTGTGTATCGACATTAACTGTGTTAATATCTTTTTTTGGTATTTTCTCTTTGCACTCCCAACAGACAACTTTGCTGTCTGTTGGGAGTTTATTCCACCAACCCATTACTTGTACTCAGCTTCCATCATAACTTCAGACATAAACGCAACCATATTGATTTCTAGGTCAGCGCAACGTGTAGCCTTATCCATGTAATCAGCAATAGTCACCACAAACCCTGGGAGACTACGCAACTCGACCTTATCTTGTGCCATATCATAGATACGACGGAACATCTCATTCATGTCTTGGTCAGAGTTCTTTGCAACCCATTTACGTAGATTAGTCCAGTCTTTTACCTTCAACATACGGAATGCTTCTTCAAGAGACTCTTGCTTGAGATTAACAAAGATACCTTCATCAATTTTGCCAGCAGCCGCATATGATTGCAGTTCAGTCAGAACACGACGGAAATCAGGGAAGTGTTGTTCCACAACCTTGGCAACAACCTTGTTGTCGTAGTCTACCTGTTCGTTGTTTAAGATTTCTAGTACACGTTTGTAGAACGAAGCCGCTAGTTTTGGCTTATCACTATTCTGAATGGTAAAGTCTACTTCAGACAAACGACTACGAAGTGGCGCAATCATACGGTTCTTAAAATTACAAGTGAAGATAAACCCACAGTTTGAAGAGTATTCTTCGATAAAGTTGCGTAGTGCTGGTTGGATTTTAGAAGCACTTAGATAGTCTGCTTCATCAAGGATCACATACTTACGACCACCTGCAAGAGATACAGCGGATGCATATGCAGAGATATCATAACGTAGGGTGTCGATGCTCATATCCAAAGAGCCGTTCTTGATAATGTAATCACAACCCATTTCATCAAGCATAGCTTTTGCGACAGTTGTTTTACCAACACCTGGGCCACCAGAGAGTAAAAGGTTTGGTACACTATCGTCTTCGATAAACTTCTTAAAAGTTGTCTTCAGCTTTGGGCTGAGGATCGTATCATCTACTCGCTGTGGTCTGTACTTCTCGACCCACAATACTTCATTCGTCTTTGCATCTATAGCCATGTCATCACCATTCATCATAATATAAAATAAGTTGTAGGTTTATAGCGAGAGCCTACATCGCTTATTCTTAACTGACTACTTTGTCAGCCATTGGCGCATCTGCTGGGACGTCTGCTGGTGCATCTGGCATGTTACCCTCAGGTGCTTCACCTTGCGGTGCGTTTTGCTGTAGGAACATCTCTAGCTTATTGCGTAGCATACCTACACCTGCTAGTTCACGGCCTTCGATGCCACCACGACGACTCACGATGTCGATCAATTGTACCACAGTTGCAATATCTTGCAATGAAATTTGTACAGGTTCTTGTTGTTGCTCTTGTTCACTCATATTATCTATCCTTTATTATAAGTTGATTTGGTATCGATTGCCACATAATATGTAGCATCTGGGCTTTTAAACTCAGAAATGCCTTTTGCGCATAGAGTTACGCTATAGTCTTGAGGCAATAGCTTAAGGTTTTCTGTCTTGATGATAACCTTAAAGGTATCATTGGTTTCACCAATTTCAATACCATAATCATCAGCCCCTGTATCGGTACTGCTGATTGCCTTGAGGTAAATCTTACCTTCCTCTCCGACAAATGCCACTTCTTGGAATTGAAGTACACCCGCCGCTTTGATTACCGATTGAAGGTCATTCCATGTAACATTCACTTCAACATCTTTAGTCGGCAATTCAATCTCCTTGGTAGGAGCCGCATGAATCATAGAGATGTCTGCGAATACATATTTAGTACGCTGTTTGCCTTGAGTAATCACGAAGTATTTATCATGGAATTCTACATCAGGATCATTATAAAGACCCAAAATAGATAGAAATCGTGATAAATCGTAGATACACGCTTGGGACGGAATGCTATCAGCAATAGTCGCCTTTGCGATCAAGGTTTTTTCTGGCGTAATAGTCTTAAGCGTATTCCCTTGCTCCATCAAGATAGACTTGTTGATAGTGGAAAAACTCTTAAGTATCGTCAGAGTTCGTTCAGAAAATTTCATTATATAGTCTCCAAGTTTTGTTTATTTAACAAGATTAACACACATCATTAATCTTGTCAATCTTTTTTATAAGATTTCTTACTAGCTGACTTATCAGCCGTAGCTGATACACCTAGTGAACCAATAGCCGCCATGTTGCCCTTAAAGATGTAAGAGCCGATATGATTGATCTGCATCCATGGACACATCCATACTTGCATACCAATTTCACGCGACTTTTGGCAGAAGAAATAGTCTTCGCTCAGATAGCGTTTTGTTTTAGGATCGATAATACAGTCAAAGAATGCTGTGATCTCACGTGTGCCATCGAAGTTGTCAGTTCTAATATGATCTGGCTTATAAGACAAGTATGGATATGCTTCTTTGTATTTCTCTAGTGTATCACGTGGAATACACATAAATCCTGTCCCTGCCTCACCAACTTCCAAAGGCTCAGCAAGATTAAAACTGGCAAGTTTGTTAATTGGATTAAAAACATAATCCGCTGTATACTGATCTAGTGCAAATGGTGTATCATCTGCTTTGCCAATTTCAACTGCTTTCTTTACCTTCTCCCATGCAATAGTTTTCTTGGGATAAGGACCTGTCACAATGTTGAACTTAGGATCAGATACTTGAATTGCAATCAAACCTAGTACGTCACGAGGGTCAAATGCGATATCGGAATCAATAAAGACAAGATGTGTACAGTCAGAGCGTAAGAACTCATCAACAACGTAGTTTCTTGCTCTTTGGATTAGACTCTCATTGAACAAGTAGTAGAAGCGAACGTCGATACCATTAGCACCTGCCATCAAAGCTAGGTCAGTGCATGCCTTTGTGTACGAACCACTACAGTTGCCGCCATACATTGGTGTTCCAATAAAGATTTTGTGTTTTCGAAGTTCTTCGATGGATATTTGTAGTTTCATATTTCCGTTTGCTCCAAATCATGTTCTGCCCTAGTAATTGATTGCAACCGTAGAATATCAGCCGCCACATCATGCTTACTGTCATGAGCGTTAAAATTGTATTCCCACTTCGCTACGTCCTTAACAGGCACAAACCCATTAGGATCGATATCGAAGTTGAATTTTGCATCGATGAATGTACGAGTGTCACGTACAGCATAATGCTTTAAGTATTGACTAAGCAAACGTTGCTTGCCTGCGTCCTCTGCAATACGATCCAAAATTATGGGATCGAATGTGTTGCCTCTTGACCACCAACATTCGATCTTGTCACTCTTTCGTAAGTAATCTACTAGCGTTTCGATAAATCGATCTGCTTTCATGTTATCAGGCGATGGCTTCAAGTTCTTCCTCAGCGCTGCTGGTTGATCCAACCACCACTGCAAGTCACTAGCACTATATACACATCCATGGTTCTCAACTTGATCTTTAATATCAAATGTATTTTGTTCCATGCCAAGAACCAATTCTTTAAATGTGTATGGGTTCTCGGTGAACCTTCCCCATTCGAATGTGGTATAGGAAACATCAATAGCAGGGATTTTACGAGAGTTAGTACCAATAGTTTCAAAATCAAATATAAAATGCGTTGCCATTAACATATCTCCTTGTGGTTATTATCATTAATTATACCACATGATTAAGATTTTTGCAAGCTGATTCGTTCTTGAATCATAGAAATCTCATCTTTTAATTTCAGTTTGTCAACTTTAAATTTTTTGATGTACTTATCAGGTGCTTTTTCAGCTTCTAATGCTTCAATCACAGAGTGAAGGTTCTTGTGTCGATCCTCCAATAACCCCAGTCGATGAGTGTAATCTTCTTCTTTCATATTGACCCCCTATACAAAGAAATTATCTAGTGTGTTTATCTTAACTGCCGACCAACCAATCGCCTCTAGGATAGACTCTAGTGGGCTTAGGAAGACCTTTTCGAATTGCTTCTCATAGTCTATATAGTTCGCCAACTCAAACTCTGGTGGCAAACGTTGTCCTGGGAACGAGATAATATTCTCTCGAATTGGGTTTGGTGTCTTGAGATAGACAAACTTAATCTTGTCCCCACCTGCAATAGGCTCATACGTTTTGCTCAAACCTCTTTTCTTCACTTCGTGATTGTATAGAATACAGCCCCGAACGTGCATTGGACAACCTTTGCGATAGAGTGACGTAGAATCCATATACTTGCCGATTTCTTGTGTGCCACTATTACGACCAATATCTTCTGGTGGTAACTCAAAGAACTTTTTACGGAATTCTTCGATAAACTCTTGTACAGTCTCTTCGTTACCATTCATGATAACTGAGAAAGACTCTTTAAGCTTATCACGACACACCTCAGGTGTTGACGAACGTACAGACTCAAGACCAGTCACGGAAACCTTTGGCTTATCGTAATGTACACCCTCAGAGTTCAAGGTGTTCATGATATAACGCTTCTTAGCAATAAAGATGGACTTGTCTGTAATCTTCTCACGCTTCATGAACATCGCTTGGCGATACGCACCCATTTCCTTGGCAAGCTTTTCATAACCAGCATCAATAACAGGTTCGATCTTCATCTGGCAGACCTTATCAAGAAAATCTTCGCCCTTCTTACGATCAACATCCACCGTACCAAATGCGTTCTCAACAATTGGAGCCATGTCAACATAGATAGAGTCAGTATCAATATACACAATGTAATCCTTATCGGTTTTAAGGATACGGTTTAGGTAATCATTCACTGACTTCTGTGCGTATCGAATAGACAACTGACCAGATGTCGTAATTGCTTCAGCCATGTCGTTAATATAGTATAGGAAGTACACGTTAGCAGTCGCACCATAAAGGCTGTTCATAGCAATTTTAATAGCCATCTGAGAGTTGTGTAGCTGTGTAGCTTCACGCTTAAGACGTGTCTTCTCAGCCCCATCAGTCGCATCTTCTAGTTGTTGTTCTACCTTAAGCATGTTCTGCTTGATGACTTTACGGTTGTTGTAGTATTCATCAATGATGCTAGGAATAACACCTTTAAACTTGTTACTAAAACAAGCGCCATTAGCACCAACAGACATAGTTGGATCATCATTTTGGAAACGTCCTTCCAAAACCATATCCTGTGACACTTGCTTGCGCTCATCTTCTAGGTACGTCTCTGGTGACATATTGTATTGCAACATGAGGTGTGGATACAGAGAGTTAAGGTCAAACGACACGATCCATGGATGCATGCCAACCTTTGGGTCTTTCACAAAGCCACCAACAAGTTCACCAGCACGTTGACCTGGTTCACCCTTAACTGGTGGAACCTTGCCATCTTTCATAAGGCGTCGATATAGAGTTGTCTCCCAAATACCCACAGTACCAAATGCATCTTGATAGTTCACACCGCCGCCATAAGCAACAGTCATGACAAGAGACAACAATCCTGTTTCGTCTTCAAAACGTTGGATCAGTTCTGTATCTTTAAGGTTATAGTCGAGATATAGCTGCGGGTTTTGTTCGTACAATGCGTTTAGGTTGCCATACTCAGAATAGTCGAGTTTCTTCTCACCAAGAACAGTATATGCGATATGATCAAGCTTATAGCTTTCTTGTGTGCCATACTTGTATCCAAACTTCTTGAACGCATCCATATAGTCAACAACAGTCATCCCACCGATCTGATACGTACCTTGCATCTTACCGAACATCTCACGCTCTTTATGACGGACATTGCGCCATGGGCTTAAGTCCTTCACCCATTCTTCACCGAATAAATGTTTCATGCGAGTAATAATGTACTGCACGTCAAAGTATTCTACGTTCCATCCAGTGATGATATCGGGATAACGGTTAACCCATAGCTCCTTGAAACGCTTCAATAGAGCCTCTTCACTGTCGAACTTCATAAAGTGAATGTTATCGGGGTGTAGATCAAGCAAAGTCTTGTTCTTGTCATAGTCCTTAAGACCAAGCAAGTGGTAATCAGAAGACTTGGATGACTTGTAAGCAATAGATGTAATTGCTTTGTCAGCCGTATTAACATCAGGATAGCCATCAGCAATGTCAACCTCAATATCAAAAGATACGATGTTGATCAGGCTTGAATCAAACTTAATTTCATTAGGATACTTCTCTTGGATAAACTGGGACACATAGTTTGTGTTACCAGCAATCTCAAGACCATGAACATCTTTATAGCGCTCTACAAAGTCTTTGGCTTCTTTCATACTATCAAGTTGATGTGGCACGAGTGGCTTGTCAGTCGTAAGACTTCTAAACTTTGATTCAGTAACGTCTTTCTTGCCATTCGTGAAAAGTGTTGGTTGGAATTTAACCTTGCGAGAGAACTGTTTGCCGTTCTCATAACCACGCCACAGAATGTTATTACCGAAGCGCTCTACCGATGTATAAAAGTTAGTCATGACAATCCTTAATTTGTGTTCCTACTATGATAACACAGTTATTCGTCTTCGTCAACTACTTCTTCAACTTCTACACCGTTACTGATGTATGTTTCGATGTAGTCTGACTGATACCCAACCTCTTCTAAAAATTCAAGCCTGTCAAAGAAGTCATCTGATTGAGCTTCCCAGTCTTCTTCAAGTTTCTCTTTTTCTTCTTCTGTCCACCCAGAATGGAATACAAAGTAACTATGACCAGAAGTTGTTGTCTGGATATCACACTCTTCGAAGTCACTATGGCAAAGTTCTACTGCATCATCGACGATTTCTTGTAGCATGTTTGCTTCTTCTTCGTTTTTGACTGTGACGTATAGTTCACCAGACTTCCATTCAGTTTGAATGTTCACACCCTTTAGGCCATCATTCAGTGGGGTAAACACTTCCACATCCACATAGTCCCAACGATTTTTGTTTATCAATGAATAGGTTTTTCCAACTTCAATTTTCATTTCTTGTACTCCATCTCAGTAATTACATCAATCCCTTCTTTATCATTAGCGATACCAAGTGCCAGTGCTTGAATATCATCAATTAGGTTTTGACAAGCCTTTTTATCATATTCTTTGTAAGAAATCTCAGCAAATTCATTACGGACACGGTGTAACAGAATAGCCTTGTCGTGCATTGCATTTATTCTTCTGATTAAGTCTTCGATTGAATGTTGCATTACGTTCTCCTCATTAAACAATTTCGCTAAAGTTTTTAACCTTCTGAAAGGTAATGTTAGAATCAAACTTATCGCCAAACTGCAAGCCCCTGTGGCTGATTACGAATATGTTATCATCTGCGTTCAAGTTGTGTAGTTGGTCGATCAAGTTCTCAATACCTACTGCGTCTAAAGCGCCATCTAGCGTTTCGTCCAACAATAGCAAGTTTGTTGACACGCTGTTGCGTAGTTTGGCAACAGAACGCCATGCCAACATGATTGACAATGTAATGCGTAACTTCTCACCCTCAGAGAATGACGCATATGAAAAAGCATCACGGAACCTTGACTTGATAACCTCATTGAAGTTCTCATCTAATTGGAAGTCAACAAACAAGTCAAAAGCACCTAGATATGTATTAATCAATTTGTTCATCACTGGGATGTACTGTTTGATGATACGTGTTTTGATGCCACCGTCCTTTAGGATGGCTTGCACTACAGAAAGAGTTTCTTTGTCTTTATGTAGGACTTCTTGATCAGACTTTGTGGTGCGAAGTGTTTCGTTTAGGCTATTCAACTTTGTTGTATCGATAGCTTCGACGTCTTTCTCTGCCCTGTCTAATTCGTTTTTATAAGACATTAGAGCGCTTTTAGCCATCTTGATGGTGGCTCTGTGATCACCGATCTTTAAGTTTCCATCACGAATTTGATCTTCAAGTACAGATATAGCTTCAAGACGATCCGTATAGACCTTATTCTTAATTGCTAATTGCTTCAACCCTTCTTCCAACTCAACAATCTTTTTGTCTTTATCTGCGATGATACTGGTTTTGAATTCATGCTCAATGCCTTGCTTACACGTAGGACAATCATCGTGATCGTGGTAGAATGACAATTCTTTCTTATGGTTCGCCATAGTAATTTCTATATTGCGACGAAGTTCATCTGCCTTGTAGTTCTTAGCTTTCATGTCAGCTTTGTCAGAAATATCATCTACAATCACTTGTATTGTATCTTGAGTAGCTTCGATTTTAGTCTGTGCCTCACTAATACTGTCAAGGTGACCTTTCATCTTCTCTTTGATCTTATCAACTTCTTCTGTTTTGATAGCACGAATAGATGCGTTGTGTTCCTTCGCTGACTGTAGCTGTGTTTCAACTAAGTCTATCTTGTAAGTGTTCTCGTTAATCTCAGTCTTGTTATCCGACACACGAGTTTTCAGTAGAGTGTTCATAGTGGAGAAAACTTGAATATCTAATAGGTCTTCAATAATCTCACGACGTGCCTGTGCTGTAAGTTCCATAAATGGGACATAGGTGGCAGAGCCAAGCACAACGATTTGGTTAAATGACTTGTAGTTAAGATTAAGAATAGTTTGCTCAAGATATGCTTGATAGTCTTTACTAGCCGCTTCTTGGTCAACAAGTTCACCGTTCTTCCAAATCTCGAATACGTTAGGTTTAATCCCACGGACGATCTTGTAATAGTTTTGTGCAATCTTAAAGACCACCTCAACCATAGTCTCACGACCATTAATACTGTTTACCAGTTGTGCTTTGTTAATCTTACGAAATGCCTTGCCGTAAAGAGCAAACACAATAGCATCCAACAGCGTAGACTTACCACTGCCGTTAGTACCACTGATAAGAGTGGTTCTACTTTTGTCTAGTTGTATCTCTGTCCAAGCATTGCCAGATGACAATAGATTTTTGTATCTCACGCTCTGGAATTGAATTTTCATAGACTTAATGCCTCATTATATAGTTCATCAACGATCTGTTTAATCGCTTGTTTGTTAGCCGATGTGTCAAGAGTTTCGATATATCCATGTAAGATATCCTTAGTATCAGCACTCTCATCAAGAATTTCCTCAACACCACTGTCTTCTAGGTTCAACGAATCTTCGATAGACTTAACATCTGATGCACCACTATCGGATAGTTTGTCAAGGAATAAATCATACACATACGGATTAGTTCTATTCTTGACGATGACTTTAATGAAAGCATTGTTGATGTTAGAGATATCAAGAGCCTCAACATCCTCAACTGTCATGTCAGCATCATCGTATTCTATCTTGTGGTATATAGGTGTGGGGTTAAGTACCCATTCTAAATTGCGTGTCTCAGTATCAAGAACTCTAAAACCACGCTTCCCACCATGATCACTCCACGTCATCTCATAGGGCGCACCAAGGTAATTGATGTTACCATACTCAGAAGGATGGTGGAAGTGACCAGAGTAAACAGACTCAAAGTGTGAAAATGTTTCTTTGTTTAAACCATGAGAACACAAGGTTCCCTTCAACATCTCAAAACCTACGATATCAAAGTGACCCATGCAAATGTTTGCAGTAGATGTTTTCAAAATATCTAATGACTGTTGGCTATTGGTCTTCGTCAACCATGGAACCATAATTATATCAGTAGAGCCGAAGGTAAGTTCCTTTGGTGTATCCTGATATACATGAAAGTTGTCATACTCATTCAACAACAAGTCCATTGAGTTGATCTCATTGGTGTTCGAATAGTAGACAGAGTGGTTGCCAACAATAGCATGATATTCAATATTACGATTCTGCATCTGATCAAAGAACATCTTCTTTGCTCTGGATAGAGTAACGTAATTAACATATTTACGACGATCAAAGGTATCACCAAGATCAAGAACAATTTTGATATCATGTTCATCAATATAAGGAAAGAATACCTCAGAGAAAAACTTTTCTTGATGATCCAAGAATACCTTAGTGTCTCCACGTACACCAAGGTGCATATCAGTGATAATTGCTATCTTCATGAAGATTAATCCTTTTTCTTGACGTCTTCTTTTTTCTTAGCTTTATCACGTTCAATCTTGTCTTCAAAGTCTTGAACAAATGTATTCATATAATCAGCATTGGTATATAGGTTCAGAACTTCTTCCCCACCCTCATATGTGCCACCTGTTGAAATCATTTGCTGACTTGACTTAAACCTAATATACATCTGCTTCTTCTCTTTGGCAATACGACGGAGAAACGCATACCAAATGATCTGTGTAAAGTACGCAAATGGATTAGATGATTTCTCAGAGTTGAAGTTGCCAATATACAATAGACAATTCTCAATCCCATCAGAGATCATATCATCTTTATACGTGTAGCCACTGAAGTTTGGTTTGGTTGATAGTCGTGTTGCAATCTGGAAGATACAAGTTCCAATGTAATCTGGGACACGAGGCTTCAAGTCTTCACCCGCCTCTTCAGCTTCTTTACAATCGGCTTGATACTTGATCAAGGCTTCCAATAAATCTCTGTTGTTTACATAATTCTTTTTAGCTCGACGTGCCATAAATGCCTCCTCATAATTTTATTAATTATACCACAGATATCTTAATTTGTCAACTATGCATTTTTTACTTGACAAGCTTTTCAAGTCGTGTATAATAGGCGTATGCCTTATAAGAACAATAATGATTCTTTAATGCTATTAAGGATAATTAAGATTATATTTCTACAGTAAAGATTTTAGTCTTAAACTGTTGCTCTCCATACATGTCGATCCTTTTACGAAAATGATCAAGAGTATAGTTGTTATAAGAACCAGAAGATAGATCATCACTAACATCATAAAGAACAGCTTTATCTGAACCATTACCTTTTCTTAGTGAACGACCAACAGACTGGAATACTTTAATCTCAGATTTACCACCAAAAGCAAAGATAACATTATCCAATCTCTTAAGGTTAACACCAGTAGAATAAGTGCCAAAGGAAGCAAGGATATTATGTTTCTTCTCAGGATCATTCTCAACAAGATGTCTAATCCTTTCACGTTCTTCACCTTTAACCCCACCATGAATAAAATGCAGTTCTCTCCCCTCTTTTTGAAAGAGGGGTTCTAAAACCTTACCATGTTTCTCAACCAAATCAAATAAGACTAAGTTGTTTTGACCTTCTAAAGACCACAATAGATTTCTTAGGAATATGTTTCTTCTTTCACAATTAACCAAGAACTCTCGCTCAGCACTAAACTTTCTACTGGCGTCAAGTTTATTGATAGCTTTCTTGAAGCCCTTTCTTATCTCTTGACTATGTGAAAGAACAATCGCTTTAACTTCGAAGTCAGCAACAGTACCATCATCAATAAGGTTCTTGGTTGTTACATGCTGTCTAACAGAACCAAAACACCCTTCAAGAACAAGTCGGTGTGTCTTACTCTCTTCTGTTTTCAATGTACCAGTAAACCCATGTCTATAATAACAATCAGGCAACATACCCATAATCGTCTGAAGTGACTTAGCTTGGAATTGATGTGCTTCGTCACCAAGAACTACTTTAAATTGAGCAAACCATTCTTTAGGTAACTTAACCAATGACTGCCATGTAGATACAACAACAGGCTTATCTGTATTTTTCTCAGCACCACCTTTAATCTTGTGGATTGCCTCAGGATCACAGCCATAATCAATGAAGTCACCTTCCATCTGGTGGACAAGTGAGATTGTAGGGACAATGATAAGTGTTCTGTGGTTAAACTTTTTATAATAATGCTGCTGGATTAGATAAATGATCAGAGACTTACCAGATGATGTTGGCGACAAAGATAACGATCTACTATCACGCAAAGCATCTACAATGTATTGGTTTTGGTAATCTCTAGGAATAAACTTACAGTTCACTTCCTTAGCTAACTGGATACCATAATCATCAGGGATATCATCTTCGCCATGGATCAAATGGTCAGGAGCATCGATGTCATAACCACGGTCTTCACAGAAAATAATCAACTTCTTCATCAGACCAACCATCAAGGTAGGACGCATTGGGGAGTAGAGTCTGATAAAACCGTCCCAGATTTTATTCTTGTAAGAAGGTGTGAACATGTAATTTGCAGGTCTAAACGAAAAGAATTCTTGTATCTCTTGTCGTATGCCTGGATCGGCAGTTACTTTTAGATTGATAGCATCCAGTTGTTCTACAGTAATTACGTCTGCCATGATAACCTCACATTGTTCATAGTATATGCTACTATTTATACAATGTGGCTAAGGCTTAATATTCGCCTGCTTGGAACTTAATCACGTCTACCATAGACTTAATAATGAAGTTTCGGCTGTGGATAGTCTTGATAATGCTCTCAAGATAGTTAGCATTCTCTGAGTGGTAATCAATTTTAAGACTTAGATTAATAATATCTCTATCTGCTTGGATGTGTTTATCCAAGTCAGCACGTATAATCTTTCTTTGGCATGGCTTCCAACCACGAATACGCAAGTCTTCTTCAGCCATTTCACCACCGTAGTAGTCACGCTTATCCATCTCAAGTTCTTTATAGTCGCCCTTGAGCTTCTTAACACGCAAAGCTTCTGTGTAATACATGTTGTAATACTTACTGTGCAACGAAGGAATGTTTCGAAGTTCGTTCATCAAGTCGTTTTCGTTGATTTTAGAATCTTTACTCCAAATCTCACTGATTTTATTTTCCAAAACATAATCCTCTCTATATTAATGAAAGGATTATACCACAAATATTAGAGAGTGTCAACCAACTTTTTCGAAGGTATATCTGTCATATCGGAAAGACATGTTAACTTCTGGGTAGAATACGTCAGTTCCAGTTATGTCAAGATTTACAGCACTTAGAGATACTGGTGTACAGTTTAGGAAGTTGAACTTCACGTTTAGATTCTTGTTGCTGTTCAAGATCAGAATGCTGATATCACTGTCAAGACCTTCGACCCCATCTTTCAATGGTTTGTAATCATCAAACTTTTCTGGGCTTGCAAGAGCTTTCATCCAATTGTAACATTCCATATAGTTGTTCATGTTTTCGTCTACAAGGAAACTGAAGTCTAAATCTTGGTACGCCAATCTGTCGCCAGCAACAAACAAGTTTCCCATAGGGTTCACTAGCTGTGGAGCTTCTAATGTGACACCTGGGATAAACGCTTTCTGTGTGAAGAACTCTACGTTAGGTAAACGTGATACAGACACGGTAAAACCAATAGGTGATAAGTAATTAGTGTTCATTTTCAAAACTTTCCTGTTTGACAATCATTGTTTTCTATGTTATTATTTATAAATGTTACTAAATAAGGATTACACAAGTTTGGACAAACAAGACGATCCATGTGATGACGTTACACATTGGTGTGGCTATTTGAAAGGTAAAAGACAGAATGGCTGAAGATTTTAAAATTTTAACTGCACGTCAACACGTTAGAGAACGTATTGGTATGTATATGGGGTCAAGTTCTCTTGAGGAAGTTGAGCGATTCGTCATGGGTGAATGGAAAACTGCAAAGTACGTTCCTGCACTATCCAAAATGGTTGATGAAATTCTCGACAACTCAATTGACGAAGCGATTCGTACAAACTTTAAACATGCCAACAAGATCGATGTTTCGGTCAAGATGGATAACTCCATCACTATTACTGATAATGGTCGTGGCATTCCACATGAAGACGTCTTCGATGCAACCACCAAGAAAACTATAGCAAGAGCTACAGCGGCTTGGACACGTGTTAATGCAGGCACATCATTCGATGATGAGCGTGTGACTATTGGCACTAACGGTGTTGGTTCGTCTGCTACCAACTTCCTGTCAACTAAGTTCGTTGGTAAAACGTGGTCTAATGGAACTATCCTTCAAGTATCTTGTACTAATGGTGCGGAAAAGATACGTGAGACAAAGAAAGAGAAAACTGGTAATGGTACTGAGGTGTCATTCGTACCAGACTTTGATTTGTTTGAGGTAAACAATCTTAACGATCTTGACACACTTGCTCTGATTGAAGATCGTTTGATTTCATTACAAATGGCTTTCCCTGAGATTACATTCTCTTTCAACAAGAAACGTATCAAGGTGAACAACCTAAAGAAATATTCTGATATGTTTATTCAAGAAGGCGAAGCTTCTATTATCGAAAAGAGCGATAACCTTTCTTTCTTCATTGCGTCATCTGAGGATGGATTTAGATCAAACTCATATATTAACGGTGTGAACACACGCCAAGGCGGCACATACGTTGACTTCGTGATGAATGGTATTGTCGATGAACTTGTTGTTAAGATTAAACGCAAGCATAAGATCGAAATGGCTAAGATCACAATTAAGAGTGGGCTATCGTTCGTGATGTTCAGCCGTAACTTTGTCAATCCAAAGTTTGATTCACAAACAAAAGAGCGTCTGACGAATCCAATGGGTAACGTTAAAGCACATTACCTTGAGTCTGGTGTTAAAGACTTTGTGTTCTATGCACAAAAGATCATGAATACACCTTCGATCATTGATCCAATCATTGAGGCTCAGTTAGCTAAGAAGTTGGCGCAAGACAAACGTGCCGCTACCCTAGCTCAAAAGAACCTTCGTAAGGTAAAGGTAGCAAAGCACATTGCCGCTAACAAGCCCTCAGCGACCCTTAAGATCGTCGAAGGAGATTCTGCAATGGGGTTCCTACTGAAAGTTCGTAACGCTGATAAGGTGGGCGCTATGCCGCTCAGAGGCGTTATTATGAATACATGGGATATGAAGCCAGCAGATGTGCTAAAGAATAAAGAGTTGTCTGAGTTGGTTGCTGTTCTTGGATTGAACATCAATGATCCTGATAGTGTGGACAATATGCAGTATGAGAACATCGCAACTCTTACAGATGCTGACCACGATGGCATCGGACACATTAGTCCATTGCTGATTGCTTTCTTCTACAAGTTTTGGCCTAGACTATTAAAAGAACGTAAAGTTAAGATCACTCGAACCCCAATTATGATTTCTTCTAAAGATAAGAAGGTGAAGTGGTTCTACGGATACGAAGAAGCATCGAAGTTCAAAGCAGAAAATCCTTCTGGTTGGAAGCATCGTTACATTAAGGGTTTGGGATCACTTACCGAAGATGAGTATGATGTGATCATCAACAAACCTGTTTACGACACTGTTACGGTTGACGATGCGTCTATGTTCCAGATGATGTTTGGAAAAGATTCGGCATTACGTAAACAGTTCATGTTTTCATAGGGGTTGACACCAATTGGAAAGACTGGTAAGATTCAGATTGTGGTATAAGAAGCTAAGAGCGCAACCATTTGGTTATAAGTGGTACAACTGCATACAGTGGGCAATGCACAACAGTAAGTATTATAATATAGATGGGAAAAATCTGAAATGAGTAAAATTGGAAACTACGTGGTAGAACTTCAAGAGCAAATGACCGAAGAAGAAGCACAAGCCCAATACGAAGATGAGCATGAGCCTTATTGGGAATCAGATGAGGATGGAAGATGAGTTTACTAGAATTCACAAAAGACGATAAGTCCACTACGGACTATCCTATTAGTAAAGTCGCTAAGAACGAATGGTTAGACTTTGCTATGTATACAGTTGAGTCTCGTGCTATCCCTAATATGATCGATGGGCTAAAACCAGTTCAGAGGTTCTATCTATATTCATCACTGCTAAACTCAAAGCGTGACTTTAAGAAGGTATCGGCTGTTGCGGGTATTATCTCAGATTATGGCTACAATCATGGCGAAACATCAGCCGCAGGTGCAGGCCAACTTATGGCGGCATCTTGGAATAACAATGTCTGCCTTGTAGAAGGTAGGGGTTCGTTCGGTACTAGGCTTGTGCAACAAGCGGGTGCGGCACGTTATGTATATACACGTGTGCATAAAAACTTTGAGACATATATCAAAGATATCCAACTCTCTCCTGTACATGATGATCCAGAGCATGAGCCACCATCATTTTACTTGCCTGTACTACCTTTAGTATTGGCTAATGGTGCTAAGGGTATTGCTACTGGCTTTGCTACTAGTATCTTGCCAAGAAGCACGAAGCATCTTGCCAAGGCTGTAAAAGAATATCTTGCGAAAGGTTCGATTGCACGAAAGCTTCCCATCACCTTCCCAGACTTTAGTGGATCGGTTGTATACAACAAGGAAGAAGACAAATACCAAGTCATTGGTACTTTTGAGCGTAAGAGTAAAACAGTAATGATTATTACTGAAGTTCCTTATGGATATGATCGTGAAGGTTACATCAAGGTACTAGACGCATTGGAAGACAACAACGATATTGTGTCCTACGAAGATCAATGTGACAAGACTGGGTTTCGTTTTGAAATCAAATTGAAGTTGGCTTCTGCCAATGCTTGGACTGACGAACGTATCATTCGTAAGTTTAAATTGAGCAAACCTCTGACTGAGAACCTTACTGTGATCGATCAGAATGGTAAGTTACGTGAATATAAAGATGAGCGTGACTTAATTAAAGATTTTACAGATTACCGATTGACAGTCTTACAAGAAAGAATTAACCTTCGAAAGAAAGAAGAAGTTGAAGAATCACGTTGGCTTAAGGTTAAGATGCAGTTCATCAAAGCCGTGCTAGACGGATCAGTTCAATTCAAAAATAAAAAGAAAGATGTTGTTGCGGCTCAGATACTAAAAGTTACAGATGCATTAGAATTAGATGTTGACAAACTTCTCAGAATCAATATGCTATCACTGACGGACGAAATGGTTAAAGACCTTCAAAAGCAAATTGCTGAATGTAAGGAGCGCCTAACGTTCTGGTCAAAAACAACGCCTAGAGAACAATTCGAAAGCGACTTATCGGAGATTTAAATGTACTACACTGCCTATGCCAAACCAAAGAAGTTATCAAGCAAGTTAATGGACAAAGTTGTTGTCTTTGCTTGTGACTTCCTTGAACTTGATGTTGACCTAGAGATAGAGTTCGATGAGGTAGAGAACGGTGGATACGTGGACTATGAAGAAGGTGAGGACATCGTTGTTGCTGTTAATCCAAAGCAAACTAAGAACGAATTGATCCGTACCATCTTCCATGAAATGGTTCACGTTAAGCAGTATGTTGAAGGTGATTTATCTCACCAAGACTCAAACAACCTTTGGAAAGGTGCAGTCGTTGATGTTCCTTATATGGATCGTCCATGGGAAAAGGAAGCTTATGAGCAAGAAGAAGCTATGTGGCACATCTTTTCAAAAGAGGTTGGGGTATGATAATCGACATTGCAGTTATGGAAGACTATGATGCTTTGATTGATGACTTTGTTTATTATATCTGCAAGCATTTTGGAATTCTCCCACGTAGGATTTCTATCGAAAGTGCTGAACTTGTTGGCAACAGGGGTATGTGCTTTGACGATGATGTGGGTGAGTTTACAATCTTGGTAAATCGAACTGATGACGTTGGAGCAATTTTTGCAACTGTTGCGCATGAGATGATTCATGTTAAGCAGTACATGACACAAAACCTTGGTCAGATACTTGATGAAAGTACGGAACTGCCTTATGATTCTCGTTGGTGGGAAGAAGAAGCTTTTAATGGTGCAGTCCCTCTTGTAGAAGCTTTTGCAAATAAGATTAAAAATATTGGTTGACATTAACTATTAACTGGTGTATTATACACTTAACGAATAAGGAAACAACATGAGTATCGATTTAACATTCTTTGAGATCAACACGTCTGATAAAGCAGACGCATCATTTGGTCGCAAGATGATGGCTTTCTCAGAAGACCATCGCAGTGGAATTGTTCCACTAGAAATTCTTAATGCGATGTCTCGTGTTGGTGAAAATCTAGCTGAGACGCCAATCGAAAAGCTGAAGCTTAGTAAGGTTGACAACATGGTAATTAAATATGCGAGGAGAGTGTTATGAGTAATCTTAATTTTGAAACTTCATATGAAGATGAAGTGACAGTTGAAATTATGGATTGGGCTTTGGATACAATGCCAGATGAAGTAAAAGGCATGACACTAGAAGAAGTTGCAGATAAATATTGGGAAGTACACTTGAGTAGTACGCCAGATGAAGATGCCTTTTCTGTATTACCCGACTTCGATGATGATGATGCTCTAACAGACTTAACAAAAACATATGGGAAACAACCAGATGCAAAATTTTAAGAAATTAGTATTGGTAGCCGCTCTGGCTACTGCAACACAGGCTACGGCAAACGAGAATGTAACAAACATTACAGTCTTTGATCATACTAAGACCGTAGTTACCAACAACCCCATTCAAGTTCGTGAATGTCGTGACGTAGAAGTCCCAGTTTACGAAAACTACCAAAGTGAAGGAGATGCCGCAGGTGGCGCATTTCTAGGAATGATCATTGGTGGCTTACTTGGAAAAGGTGTTACTGGTGATGATGGTGGTGCGGCGGCTGGAGCGGTGATCGGTGGATTAGTTGGTGCTGATAAAGGCGCACAAGGTTCCAATGGTCAACGTATTGTAGGCTATTCTTACGAAGAGCGTTGTAATATCGTGACTGAGAATCGTAGAGAAGAGCGAGAAGTATATAGCCACTCTACCATTCGTTTCCATCTTGGTGGTGAGCGTCACGTTCTAAAGTTTCAACGCCGATGATAGATATTATCGTAGCTAACCTAATCTTTTGGAGTTTGTATATTTTCATAGGTACAATTCCTTATCGTGTAATGCAGAAAGCAATTGACAATTCATGAGATACACTTTAGAAAGAAACGGTAAAGTGGTACAACACATTGTAATGGTTGGTGCTGAGAAAAGTAACTTCAAGACCCCTACTGTGTTTGACCTTAAATTTGAAACATACGAAGCGGCTAATGAAGTAGCCGAAGTGTTAAAAGCCAAAGTTGTAGACAATAAGGCTACATTAGCGGCGTAAGAATTAGCTTCCGTAGCATAACTGGATAATGCAACCGCCTTCTAAGCGGTAGAGTATAGGTTCGAGTCCTATCGGGAGCGCCAAAATAGAGTATGGGCGTGATGGAATTGGTATACATACAACACTTAAAATGTTGGTTTTGTGGGTTCGAGTCCCACCGCCCATACCAAGAACAGTGTGCGAGAGTAGCTTAGTGGTAGAGCAAGACGCTCATAACGTCCAGGTCGTAGGTTCGATCCCTACCTCTCGCACCAAGAACGTGTTGGGTAGCACCAACTAGTATGGGTCAGCAAATCCCATATGATGAGAAGTGACGTAGCAGTCACAACAAAAGGCTTGATGGAAGTATCTCGGCAAGTGCATGTCGTGAGTCTGGTAGGGGCGGAGCCGTTGACCACTGAGATTAAACAGTGGAAGGCATTGAAACTCCCCAGACGCACAAATTTGAATAGGTCGGCATACCTGTTGCACGTACTCTCTATACCATCGCGTGTTAATTAAAACTGCTAAGTCCTAGTCAAGACTTGAAACTGACCGTTAAGAATTTATGATTGGAAGCTTGATGAATATTCACGAGAAAAAAGACCTGACAATAAAAGAACTTACAAAACTATTTTCTGATAATGGTATCGATTATTTCATCAAATCAGTAGATGGATGCGTTGCCGCAATACATTTTATCGTGAAGCCTGATGATTAGGGTTCTTGTAACAGGAGCTACTGGATATGTAGGTAGCCACTTAGTTAAGCGTCTTGCTGAATATGGGCATGAGGTTCATGGTATTGACATTAACTTCCACGGTGAACACAACAATGTTGAAAAGTATTGTAGCTTTAAGCTACAGGATATTCTATTAAATATGAAGTATCGCTCAGAATATGATGCTGTTGTTCATCTTGCTGGTAGAAGTGTTGTCCCACAAAGTTTGATTGAGCCATCTGAATACTATAGAGTAAACACGATGGGAACAAACAATCTATTCAATTACATCGACACCCCTCACTTGATTTTTGCGAGTACGAGTTCTGCATTTGAAATGGCATCTCCATATGCACGATCTAAAGTAGCGGCTGAGGATATCATAAAGGAGAAGTCCAATGGGCATACTATTTTCCGCTTTTTTAATGTCTCTGGTTCTGATGGTATTCATAGGCAACTTGGCTCTGCCTCTCATCTTATTCGTCGTTGTGCTATGGTTGCTGCTGGAAAGCTTTCCCACATTGATATATTTGGCGTGGATTATCCTACTCGTGACGGTACTTGTATACGTGATTACATACATGTCAGTGATCTTTGTTCTGCTATAGTAAAAACAATTGACACTGGCGCACTAAATACTGATTATGAGTGTTTAGGTGGTAATGTGGGTTACAGTGTTCTTGAGGTTGTGGATGCAATGAGACGTGTGACTGGCAAGAAAATCGAGACTGTAATTCAAGGTAGAAGACAAGGTGATGCAGTATCATCAGTTGTTGACAATCTGAGTAAATGTGTTACACTTACAAAGAGTTTAGAAGATATGTGTTTAGACCAATATAAGTTGGAACTGACACTTTAGTGGGAAGTAGCTCAATGGTAGAGCATCTGTTTTTGGTACAGAAGGTTGTAGGTTCGAGTCCTACCTTCCCAGCCAAATTATAAGAGGAACTTGAGTGGCTGATGTTTTAATGTTAAATGCTGATGGTCAACCAGTCAGTTATCTACCGCTTAGTACCATTAAATGGAAAGAAGCAATCATGTACATGTGGCACGATAAGTGTACTGTATTAGATTGGTACGACGATTGGGTTGTACGATCACCATCATGGGAAACCAAAGTTCCATCTGTTATCATATTAAAAGATTATGTTCGTAAGAAAACCCAAGTACGGTTCTCTAAGAATAATGTTTATCTAAGAGACTTGTATACTTGTCTGTACTGCGAACAACACGTCAGTCGTTCTGTAGCAACACTTGATCATGTAATACCACTTAGCTTGGGTGGTAAAACTACATGGGAAAACATTGCTACTGCGTGTAATAAATGTAATGGTATCAAAGCAAACAAGACAAACATGAAACCAGTATATGCGCCCTATCGTCCTGGGTATTATGAGTTAGTTCGTAAGAAGAAACAGTTTGAGATTGAAGCCACACATCCTTCTTGGGAAAAGTGGTTGACAACATAAACGAATCGTAGTAGTTATTATTCATCAATAGCGAAAGAGAAAAAAATGTTCGATTATTCAGACGATTGTATTTCAGACTTCCACAAAGAAGTTTATGGACACCGCCCCTCTTCTACTTACATGCAAGAGTGGAATGCATCTTCACCTTCACAGAAACAAAAAGTCTGGGATGAATATGCTCGTATCAACGAAATTCAGATGAAAGAAGCCAAAGAACAAGAAGCGGTTGACATCGAAAAGTTTGAAGCACGTATCCAAGATGTTATTAATATTGGTGCGGGAAATCGTAGAACTGCTTTGAAATGGATTGCTGAAGGTGAAACTTTCTATCACAGCCAAGACGTTGAGCATTTTGTTTGGCAACAAGGCGTATTATTTACTCCCTATGGTAGAGAACTAATCAAAGAACTTGAGATGGTTGTAAAATATGAGGATTTGGTGTGATGAAGACGTTACGAGAAGCCAAAAAAGAATGGATAGAAATCATAAAAGGTGAGGGTGGTAATTGCCCATGCTGTGAAAGGTGGGGTAAGATTTACTCTCGTTCCATAAACAACAATATGATCAAGTCCCTTATATGGCTCAATTCTGTACACACTGAGTGGGTTGATGTGCCTAACAAAGCGCCTAAATGGTTGCTAAGATCAAATCAACTGCCGACATTGCGTTGGTGGGGTCTTGTTGAAAGGGCTACAAAAACTGATATGTCAAAGAACCACTCTGGTAATTGGAAGGTTACGGAAAAGGGAACCGCATTTTTAGATTTTGGTCTTAGAGTACCCAAACTTGCATTTACCTACAATGGAGAAGTCGTAGGTTTTAGCGAAGAGAAGGTAGTAGCTACAGACTGTATGAAAGACGGTTTTGACTATACACAAGTTATGAACACAGATTATGTAGGAGAAGAAGCGTGATGGAAATTAAAGTATATAATCATAAGATCGATCTAAACACAGTCAATGTCTTTGGCTCTTACGGATGCAACCTGTACACACCAGAAGGTGAGTTCGTAGAGGCTCGTATATTTAATAATATATCTGGTCAGATGTTTCATAATGAAATTCGTGAGATCGCTCAGTTTGAAAAGTTACGAGTGGAGTCTCTAGCATACTAAAACTTGACAAATAACAATTTTTATGGTACTATAAATTAATACTTACTAGTAATGGAATAGATATGGATAAGAATAAGACTATAGGAGACTTGTTTATAGAGTATTTGAGATATATCTCTACTGTAGATAAGGTTAAAGAATGAAAGTTACTGTTGATAATGATCAGATAACTTCTGAAGTTAGTCGCATTATGGACTATGAGTTTGATGGTACTACTACGTTCTATCCTCATGAGTTTAGTCCTATTGATCGTGAGACAACTCTTAAGGAGTTTGGTATTGGTTTGATTGTAGGTCCTTCTGGTTCTGGTAAGACTACTCTTCTTAAAGAGTTCGGTTCTGAAGTAGAACCAGAGTGGGATTCTAATAAGGCCATTGCTTCTCATTTCAAAGACATTGATGATGTTCAAGATCGTTTGGGTGCTGTTGGTTTTAATAGTATTCCTTCTTGGTTACGTCCTTATCATGTTTTGTCTAATGGAGAACAGTTTCGTGCTAGATTAGCTCGACAGTTAGATAGTAATATTGTTGTTGATGAGTTTACATCTGTTATTGATAGAGATGTTGCTAAGAGTTGTTCTAATGCAATCAGTCGTTACGTTAAAAGAAACAACTTAAAGAACATTGTCTTCTCATCCTGTCATTATGACATCATTGAGTGGTTGCAACCTGATTGGGTGTTTGATACTCATACAGGTAGGCTAACCACAAGGGGGTATCAAAGGCCAGACATTGTTTTGGAAATCTTACCTTGTACCAGAGACATCTGGACGCTCTTCAGCGACCACCACTATCTCGACGGAAACATTCACTCAGGTGCATCATGTTGGATTGCAGTCTGGAACGACAGACTTGTCGGATTTCTTTCTAGCTTAAGCATGCCTTCTGGCAGTTTGAAGAATGCTTGGCGAGGTCATCGTACCGTCGTTTTGCCAGAGTTTCAAGGTTTGGGGATTGGTGCTAGAATGACAGAAGCTATGGGAGAATTACACTTAATAGAAGGTAAAAGATATTTTACAAAAACGGCTCACCCTAGATTGGGAGAGTTTCGGAATAATTCTGATAAATGGCGTGGTACATCTAAGAATGGTATATCCAGACAGGATTATAAGACAGGATCAATGGCAAACCCAGATAAACCTAGTTATGGTGGATTTGCTGATAGTCATTTCAAACACGCAGATAGAGTGTGTTACTCACACGAATATATAGGAGATGAAAAATGAAGTTTTACAAGATTGAGCCAGTTCGAAAGAAAGCTGTTGTAGAGTTTGAATATTGGCGTAGGGGTAGTCAAGAAGAAGGGTTTCAATTTGCAACCAAAGAACTTGGTTGGCGTTGGGGCGAATTCACGATTCGTGTCCCAGAAACCTCTGAAGAGATTGATGCATGGATCGCAAACCGCCCCGAAGGTTGGGGAACTCGTGAAGAAGTCGATGACATGCTTTCGCAAGGTCTTAGTGTTTTCCTACCTGATAAAGACGATGACTATATTGAGTTGGATTCATACGATTACGAAATGGACAGCACTTGGGATGGTTGTTGGGAAGAATGGGAAGTTAATGGTAAGGTTGAAGATGAACACGCTTTGATCGAAGAAATCGAAGAAGGTTACGCCGAAGAATACGAAGAGTATATGGTTGAAAATGGTTGGGATAATTATGATTATACCATTGAAATTCATTGTGAAGTCACAATGGTTGAGATCGACGATCCATACGCAGTTGACGTAGAGACTGAATGAGCTAGTGTAGAGGGGCTTGACCGTCCCTCTACTTGCTTCAAAAGCATAAATAATCGACCAAAGAAAAAGTTTTGGAGCAAAACTAATGAATACTAAATTTACAAACGCTATAAACCGCATCGAACAGTCGTGTCCACCTATTTGGATGATGCGTCAAGCTGGTAGATACCAGAGTTCTTATATGGAACTCAAAGAAAAATATAACTTCATGCAAATGTGTAAACTACCGCAAATAGCGGCTAGGGTTGCCATGATGCCTATCGATGAATTTGATTTTGATGTCGCTATCTTGTTCAGTGACATTCTTTGGCATGTTGAAGGTTTGGGTCTGCCATTGACCTTTGATCCTAGTCCAAAGTTTGAATTCCATTTATCTGAGGAAAATTACAAAAATCACATGTGCATTGAGACAGCTATGGAACATATTAGCTTTCAAAAGACTGCATTAGAAGTTACAAGAGATAAGTTGCCCATCAGCAAAAGTTTGATTGGATTTGTTGGCGGTCCTTGGAGCGTACTCAATTATGCGTTGGGTGAAAATAAAGCATCAGCCGAATTCAAGACAATGTATCTTAATGAAGTCGTTATCCCTCTTATGGCTAGAAGCATCAGAGCGCAGAAGTTAGCGGGTGCTGAAATAGTTATGATCTTTGACAGTGGTTTGCATAATATGACTAAAGTGTATTACGATAACTATTACCTTCCAATGATGGAGCAATTAGCATCAATCGGAAAGGTTGGTTATTACGCACGTGATTTGCCTAATGGTTCTTTACCTAAAGTTAAGAAAATGGAATGGGCTGGTATTGGTATTGACTCTACCCAAGATTTGCCAAAGACCTTAGAAACATATACTAATGGGTTTGTTCAAGGCAACTTCGATGAGAAATACATGTTGTTAGAGACCAAACTATTTAAGTATGAATTGGATAAATGGCTTGATACCTTGGATGGTGTTGACACCACTGGTTGGGTATGTGGATTGGGTCATGGTATCCATAAAACCACTCCAACAGATCATGTAGAACATTTTATTAGTAGTGTGAGAAATAAATTTGATGGCATTTGATGATTATGCGGCTTGGTTTAAAACCTTACAAAATGACATCTGTGATACCATTGAGGATATAGAATTTCCTTATGCAATAGGAATGGAAAGTCATTCGGGTTCAACTAAAGAAGGTTGGACTCAAATGCACAGAACAATTCATAATGGTGGCATCGTTGAAAAGGGTACTGTTAATTTCAGTAAGATCGTGTCTGAGTTTGACCCCAATTTTGCCAAGGAAATTCCTGGTACTGAGGAACACAATAGATATAGTGCAACTGGTATAAGCGTTGTGCTACACTTCAAAAACCCACACGTTCCAGCAATGCATTTCAACACACGATATTTACAGACAAGCACAAAAGAGTGGTTTGGTGGTGGCATGGATATTACGCCGTGTTTAGCATTCGACACACCGTCTTACCATAAACAACTGGAAGATGTGTGTAATAAGCATGACCCAGAATACTTTCCTAAGTTCAAAAAAGCATGTGATGAATACTTCTTTATACCACATCGTAACGAGATGCGTGGCGTTGGTGGAATATTTTTCGAGTATCACGATCCCAAGGATATGAGTTTTGCCTTTGTTAAAGATGTTGGTCAAACCTTCAATTCCTTAATCAAGAGTATCACTAATGATCTGTCTGACCTTTCTTATACTGAGGAAGACAGGGAAACATTAGAAGTCAAGCGTGGACGCTATGTAGAGTTCAATCTTTTGTATGATAGAGGAACGCGGTTTGGTTTCAAAACAGGTGGTAATATGGATGCAATCTTAATGACCCTACCCCCAACAGTGAGGTGGAAATGATGAGAGTTGGCGTAAGAGGTAGTGACCTTGCTTTGGCATATGCAAATAGAGCGTGTGATGAATTGTCCTGTGAAACTGAGATAGTTGTTATTAAAACAATGGGTGATCTTAACCCTAATGTGCCAATACATGAAATGGGCGGCAAGGGTGTTTTTTGTAGCGCAATAGAAACTGCATTAATCAACAACGAGATTGATGTAGCAGTACATAGCTTAAAAGACATGCCTGGTGATATTCAACACCCTGATCTTGTTATTGCATCTTATCTAAAGCGCAATGATCCACATGACGTATTGATAGGTAGTGTGTTTGAAGGTTGTACAATAGGTACGAGTAGTCCAAGACGCAGAGAACAAATTCAAGAATTATATGGTCATTTGAATGTCGAGATAAAGCATATTCGAGGAAACATAGACACACGTTTACAGAAACTCGACGATAAAGAGTACGATGCAATTATTTTAGCAAAAGCTGGATTAGATGCGCTTGATATATCTAGGATATGCAAACCATTAGATATCATACCAGCAGTTGGTCAAGGAACTACTGTATTGCAATGCAGAAAAGATGATGTCGAAACCATAGAACTTGTTTCCAAAACAAATGATGATTTGACAATGAGACAATCTTTCTTAGAGAGATCGTTGCTCAAAGGTATGATGGGTGATTGTAGTACATCAGTTGCCGCCTATGCACATGGAGATTCGCCAATTAGAATGGACGTTGTTTATTATTGACAACTTGATATATCTGTGATATGATATGTAAATCATAAACGTAATATATGATTTGTAAGTCATAAGGAAGATTGTCATGAGCGTTACGGATTACACCGTATCACCAATAACTATACAAGAAGCTACACCGTTTGTTGTTGATTGGCATTACTCCAAGAATACGAATGGCTTGGCTACTCGTTTCTGTTTCGGTCTTTTCGATGGAACTGAAATGATTGGTGTTATGATATATGCGTATCTAGGCATGGCAAGTGTTTGGAAGAAGTATGGGGAAGTTGAAACAGACGTTGTTGAACTAAGACGATTGTGCTGTATTGATGACACCCCTAAGAACACGGAGAGTTACTTCATAGCTCAGACTATTAATTGGTTGAGGCAGAATACAGATTGTAAAGTTGTTGTCAGTTATGCTGACAGTATGCAAGGGCATGTAGGCACTATATACTATGCATCAAACTTTTACTATTTGGGTATGACTGCTAAAGGTAGATCAATAAAGATTAAGGGTAGTGATCGTCTGTATCACGAAAAGACAATACGGACTTATTACACACCTAAGAATGGAGAGAGGCGTCTCAAACCATACGCACAAAAAATTAAGGAACAGCTAGAGAACGGTGAAGCAGAATACGTTCATAGTAAAGGCAAACACATATTCGTATATCCTCTCAATAAGAAGGAAAGACGGAAGTATAAAATGAAAGCAACGAATGTCAAATCTTGAAATGATTAAGCGAACTAGTCGTAATGCTGAGAGTGATGAGTGCTACACACCGTCTGATCAAATCATTCCTTTGTTGGACTATCTCGACAAAGATAGAACCTATTACGAAGCAACAAGCGGTATTTCTTCAAACATCTTAGAAGGAATGCATAAACATGGCTACAAGATGATTGGCAGTGAGGGCAGAGACTTCTTTGATTGTACTGCCGATGATGTTTATGATGGTGTTATAACTAATCCACCATACAGTCTTAAAGACAAGTTCATCGAACACTGCTATTCTCTAAAGAAGCCATTTGCTTTGTTTTTGCCTGTCGCATCGTTTCAAGGTGGTAAACGTGGACAGATGTTCATGGACTATGGGATGTCTACACTAGTGTATAATAACAGAGTAGACTTCACAGGTGGTGGCGCACCACACTTTGGCAATGCTTGGTTTATGTGGGGCATCCTACCACCTAACACAATTTATTGGGCTAATAACCCAAAGATGAACAGAAAGTAGTTATCAAATGAGCTATAGGATCGAATCTGCCAGTAAGGAAGAATGGGCTGAACGAGCAATCAACGTCGAGAAGAAGTTAGCTGTCTTAGAAAATAGTATTAAAGAACTGTTTAGTCTGCTTGACGCTACTGAAGAAACTGACGAAGGTCGTGAGTTTCATCCAGTAAGAATCGTCTGTTGTCGTAATGATATGATTGAAAAACTTGAGAACGTCTTGGCTACATTAAAAAGCAATCGCAGAGATGATGTTTAGATAGCAAAACTTTCACCGCAACCACATGAAGCTGTTGCGTTGGGATTGACTACCTTGAGGTAACTTCCTCCCAGTTCTTCAACGTAGTCAATCGTACATCCAAAGATGAACATCTCTGCCATGGGATCAAGCCACAGATTTTCAACAGTGGGTTCCTTATCGGTAACACCCCACTCATACTGAAAACCAGAACAACCCCCACCCTTTACATTGAGTGATACGTTTGGTTTACCTGCTTTTGCTAAGTATGCTTTTGCACTATCTGTGACTTGAATATTCATTTATTCAGACTTCCAAATTGTCCATGCACCGTAAGCAATCATGCCATACGCTACTAAGTTAAGTGGTGCGATAATCATTGCTACGCCTGAGGCAACAAGAATAATACCATCCCAAGATGTTCTTTCTGATAGTCTTTTCATTAACCAGTTCATTTATTTCTCCTTAATAAGCAGTTATCGTTGGTGCGCCCACCGTTGGCTTGTGTAGTATTGCTACTTTGCTCTGGTGTATTGGCTCTTCTGTAGATTTATTTACGAACTGACTGTATTTATATGGATTGTATGTAATTGCAGTTCCGTTTTCTAATCCAAATATCTCTTCGCATAATTCACCGCGAATGAATGCGTGAACATTCTTCCTTCCTTCTGCCAATACTTTCGCACGACCAGAAGGACGAACAACATAAGTTGGATTCATGATATTCACATCGTATGTGTGTGCAATCACTTTGCCCTTATGTCTTACACTAAACAAGTTCTTGTGTAGATTATAGTAAACCTCGACTCGCATTAACTCATCCTTTATTTGTTATGAAAACACTTTAATAAGATATCGAACTAATGTCAAGACACCAAAAACAGCCATCCTCCATTATATAACCTAGGGAGCGGTTGTTTTTGGTGTCTACTTCTTTTTGCCACCAAGCTTCTTTGGCTCTACCGCCTCTAGTCGTTTTTCTAGTTCGTCTATCTTCTTTGTGATCTTTGGATACTTCTTACGCCAAGCATCTTCTGGTTGTTCCAACCAAGTCCAACCCCAACGTTCTACAAGAAAGTCGATTGCGTTATCTACCTTTGCGTAACCCCAAAGACCTATACGTGTTGTGCTTATGTACGCAACAAAGATCGCGCCCAAGACTGACCCACCTAAAGCCGTGTATATCCATAGACGATCACTCGCCATTTGTTGTATCATATCAATCATCATCATTCTCCTTGGTGTACTTGCAATAATGGTTCATGCCATGATCATATGCACCGTCAAATGGCATTCCTTTTTTCAAGGCTCTCCATCTGCCACGCCACTTATCTTTTACTCGTTGCCACTTTGTGCAGGCTCTAATATTTCCGTAGTAATTGATGTATCGTGGGGTGGAGTTGTGTCTGTACCCCAACAAAGCAAATGGTACACAAGTAACCATATCGTTATTATTGACATGACGATAATGAGGCGTTGTAATAGAGTTGACAAATTTCCTAGTCCCTGTTCTTGGTGATCCATACGTAAAGAGGGCATCTACTTTGCCCTGTAGTCTGCTACATGCGATTGTCGCCATAGCACCACCCAACGAGTGACCACAGATGAATAATTTTTTATCTTCAATCTTAGAGGAATTTGTGAAAGCAGAAACTTGATCCCACACCTTATTTACTTCCTCTTGAAACCCATTATGTACAAGTCCAGAACCGTTTTGCGCTTTGTCTGGTAAAGCGTTTAGGTCTGCTTTAATATCAGAGAACTCACCTGGTTCTGTCCCCCTAAAGCACAAAACATTTTCTTCTTTATTGCCTATGATGTGCAACTGAGCGCCATCATGTTCAATAAACTTATGTCTAGTATAACCTAGTTTCTTATATTGCTTTTTAGCTTCTGCACCATCAAGGTATGCTATCTGGGCGCATTGAGCCATAACTGCACATTTATTTATATACATTTCTTATTATCCCTATTTAGTTGTTGCTCTAAAAATACCGTCCCAATCAGATGGTAATTTTTGCGTTGACATATAATTACAGCGTTCGATCCAGATGTCATAGTAATCATCCATCTTGCCGTTAAAGCATCCTTTTAGATTTTCGCATATAGTAATAGCTTCTCCAAAATTTTGTTCTCTGTAGCACTTATGCATGAAATGGTGGCTTAGTTGGTTTGAACTATTATGAGCTTTATCTGCGCCACTAAGATCAAGTGCTGTGTATATATCTAACCCCACATTCTTACCCTTCACAGCAAGATCGTCTAGTTTTAGATAAAAGAAATCATTTTTAGTTGCTTGATATGTCGAAGGACCTACGATCAGAACAACACCATAACTCTTACAAGCACTCTCCAATCTAGCGGCTGTGCTGACTGCATCCCCTAGAATATCATAGCTGTGTCTTGCGGTTGATCCCATCTCACCAATATACCCAAGCCCTGTGTTGATCCCTGCGCCCATAGCAACAGGCGGTTTGCCAGCAGCAACAAGCTTAGCGCTAAACTCATCAACCGCTCTAAGCATACGAAGACATGTTTTCATACCATTTTTAGGATGCTCTGGATCATTGATAGGTGCGTTGTGGATGTGCATAGAAGCATCACCAATATACTTAATGATCATTCCGTTCGCATCTAAAACTGGCTTAGTAATCGCATCCATGTATCCGTTCATTACATCAGTAAGACCTTTTACGTCATCACCAAAGCTTTCGCCTAATGGTGTAAAGCCACGTAGATCACTGAATACGATAGATACTTCTTTCTTCATACCTTCTTTGACAAGAGAAGGATTTTCTTGTAACAGGCGTACTACTTCTGGGGAAGCGTAGCCTGCGAATTGTTTTTTGATTGCTTGCTTCTGTAGAAACTCATCTACAAACCTGAGTACATACTGTACAAGACCAACGAGCAAGAGCATAGCAGAAATGGTAATACCATCAATAAGAACATTCGAAGTAGTAAAGACATAAATGGAACCCCCTATAAGTCCAGTGATTGTCATGACAAAAACACCAAGACCTATAAAAGTCCAATATGATAATAATATTATGATAAGACCACTCACAACTAATGCGGCTAACTCGCCCCATGCTTTCGCATCTGCATTTCGTGTGATGTTACTCTCATTAAAAACTGTGCCTAGCATTGAGGCTTGTATTTCGTGTGGGAATATAGAACCCATAGCTGTGGCGACTGGTTGTGTAATACCTGATGCAGTAGTTCCTACGAATACAACAGCACCACCAAAGTCTTCTGGCATATCCATTAGACTTACTGAGTTGTATCCTTGTGACCAGTCTATCCAAACTTCGCCAGATTCGTTGGTTGGTATTATGCCGAATTGTGGTATTCTTAGCTTATCTACTCCTAATGGAGATAACTTGATTTGAAAACTTGGATCACCAGAAAGAACTCTTAAAACTTCCATCGTAACGTTTGGGTATAAATTACCACCATTCTCAAAAACTAATGGTGCGCGTCTAGTAACACCATCTATTTCTGGGAAGGTGTTGATGATTCCTGACCCCACTGCATTAAACTCAATGACATCGACGTTAGCTGTAATGCCAGGTACGCTTGGAATAACATACATATAATCGCTATTAATAATAGCGGCTCCCGGATTAATTGGTTCATTTTTGTTCTCCTCAGTTCCTAGCATATTTACTATGACAGGGTAGTTTTGCAAGGTTGTTGCAAGTAGTTCATCTTCCCCTGATCTATCTTCTTCGCTCATAAGAACATTAAACACCACAAGCCCAGCGCCTCTGTTGTATAAGTCCTCTATTATATTTGCGTAATTGCCACGTGGAAAAGGCCACTGACCATATTCAGTCAAGGCTTCTTCGTCTATGTTGACAGTGTATATGTTGTTTGGGACGGTTTCTTGATTAACGATCAACTGATCAAAGTAGCGTAATCTAAGACTTTCTATGATGGATGGGTTGATGGTGTGTAGCCAAACGAACACCCCCAATAACGTGATAGCCCATATAGGAGAAAATAAAATCTTTCTCATTGTGAAACCTCTGAAGAATGTGTATCGGGATTAAGGGTTTGGTTTACGTGAGGTCCTACTTTTTTCCAATACAATCTACTAGCATAAGTGACATTCAAGTACCAAGTACCAAATGCAAATACAAAAAAGCTTAACAGAGTTATTTTAAGTAATCGTCCCATGATCTAGCATCCGTTTCTGTTGAACTATTCTCTTTGCAATCACACACAGTACACACATCATTAACACAATCACCGCAGTCTGGTCTGTAACAATGACATTTATGACCACATTTTTTACAGGTTCTTGGTGTTCCTTGCATGTATTAACTCCA